GTCCTGTGTTATAACATGCTTGATAAACTGCAAGTAGTTTTCTTCAGTATCTAAGCGTATGTCATCGTCATGTTCTCTATGCTCTAACAGATACTTTGCGTTTTCTACAATTGCATTGTTTCTATCATTTTCATTTGGCAATTTATAATAGTCTGGTATAGGCAAGTACTGTTCAAACGTTCTGTACCCTAAGTCTTTTAAGTATTGAAACTGATCAGGATGTCCAGCAAATATAAATGGATGTCTAAGGTAAAAGCAACGCCAAGACTTTTCTGTTGCAAACGCATTGTCATCATCCCAGTAGTTTGGACCTTCACTTACTATACTAAACAATGTATTAGTAAACACACTGGTATCAATGTGTGCAGGTGCTTTAACCCAATCAGTCTTTACTACATCATGCCATACTATATCAGTATCGCCATCATATCCACCATAGAAATTCTTTGCTGTTTCAAATCGTCCATCGAAAGATCTTTCACAATCTTTCAAAAATTTGTCGTACTGCATATCTGTATAATGACTAAGATGATTCCTACACCATTTACGATCAACATCAGTCCATGGTGGAAAGAATGTCCACTCTGCTTTATCTAACATACCTGCATCATAAAACTTACTCATTAGTCCTATTCTATTTGGTCTGTCTGGCATCCCTGTTAAAAATAGAAACTTATTGTTGCTTGGATTATAGTACGGGTGTTGATCATCTTTGTAGCTATTGTATATCATTCTTACATTGTAATCAAAGAAGGAGTATGGCAAAGGAAGTCCTTTGATGTTTTCTCCTTGTCCACTTACTATATGTATATTAGAAATACCCTGCTCAGCAGCATGACTTTTTATATCGTGAATGTGTGTAAGGAAGTCTTTTAAATTTGCTTTAGGTTGTAAAAAACCATCAAGTAGGTATATACCTATAATGGTATCACAGCCGTCTTTGGCAGCAAGATCGATTTCTTCATTGATCAATCGTGTTCTTAGGATATTAAATTCATCAGAGGAATAATGATTGTAATCACGCATCCATTCAAAATTGATAACTCTACCTTTTTTCATCTGCAATTTTTTGTATCTCTTTTTCAAGGTCTTCTGGCAAGTACTTGTGTAGACTAAGCCTGTTTGTTTCTCTATCTCTGTTATATTCTTTCCATGAACTATCACCAATTCCAAATATAACACAATCGCTAGGTTCTACTCCTAGTATCTTACAGTATGATTCTTGCCTAGCTCTATATGTATCATAGATGTAGTCTGGTGAAAAACTATTGATTAATTGTAAACCTATATATGCCGCTAGTCTATTAAAGTACCCCATTTTGTTTGTAACGAATAAAGGATCGTCATCATCTTGTTTTGTTAATCTCATGCCTATTCTAGCATGGGCGCAATATAGGCTTTTAGATAAACTAAACGTTATATCAGTAATACATTCTCTATCAAAATTAAAGTCAATGTTGCTGCATACTCCGAAGTATGCACAATCAATTAAAACAGGTATTTTTAGTGCATCACAATGATCAAGTATTAAGTCTAAACCTTCTGGATTATTTCCAGTATCACTAAAAGGTAAGCTGATCATTACAACATCATTTTTATCTAATGGTTCGCTCTCTAACCACTCCCAATCGTATCCGTTATTTCTACAGTTTAGTCTATGGTATACAAATTCTCCTTTAAAGAATCTAAACCTACGTTTATGATGCTTGGCATAGAATTTTTCAAATGCTTCAGATGTTCCATTTGAGAAACATGCGTGTGGATACTTTTCTAATCCTGATATATTGTTATTCTTTGTTTCAGATATCCACGCAACATACCTTTCTAAAAATTGTTTAAGTAAGTTATCGTCTTGTAAAACTTTAGAAACATCAATTGGAATAGCTGACTGCACACCTACTATAAGAGGATCTGCTACAGCAAATGCGTTTCCGAAAGGCAAATGTTTCTTATCGTATTTGTTCTTCATGTACTACCTCCAATGGTATGTGTTCGTAATGTTTTCTACTTAATCTAGGATCATTTTTTCTGTGTAATATTTTAGGATTCTTAGGACACATTGCACAAAAACTTTCTGCTTTCCTATTAAAAAATTCTTGTAGCTCTTCGTCCGTACAATCAGGTGTAAGTGCTTGGTACTTTAAATAAGGATCCCACTTACTAGACAACTTGTATTTGTCAGCTGTCATAGGCAAGTACGCTAATGGCGCACACTTGTATAAATTATTCTCATGTATTTGCCAACAGTCTTGTCCTGTAATACAGTTATCCCAACTCTTCTGAGGATCGTTATCTTCGAATGGCTCCATAGTAGAACCAAACCCTTTATACATCTTATACCATACAACATCTGACTTCCAAAAGTCGACTTTGATTCCGTATTGGTCAATCCATTCTAGTGCAGTTGATTCTATACCTTTCCAAAGTTCATTGTATTCAGCGTTAGTGCCATGTTTGGATATCTTTAATCCACAATTATTATCTGCAAGTATCTTTGGTAAATCAGGATACCTATTTAATAGCACACCATTTGTTGTTATGTCCAATCGTTCTAAACTAGGCTTATCCCATTTCTTACGTGTAAGTTCCACAATATCGCAGATACGTTTATTAAGTAATGGCTCACCTCCTAGTATGTCTATTGTTTTAGGTGCTATTCTATGCGCCCAGCTATCGTACCATTGTTCAATTTGTTCATATGTTACAGGAACACTATGCCCGTGGTTAGAAAAATGACAGCAGTTTTCGCATGTAAAATTACAAGCGTGTGCCACATGCCATTCTAAGTGAGATATCGATACCATACTACTACTTATCTATAAAGTACGCACATAAATATACTTATGATAGAACAAAATGACTACGAAGTTGCAGATTGGTTATTGAATAAAAGTAATTTTGGCTGGCTTGAGTTAGATATAGAGTTCGATTTAGACTCATGGCAAAAGGAAACTGCCGCTGCAAAATTTGTAGATCATAGAGGCGGAGATCATCCTGGATGGAACAGTAGTTGCATACATGGTATTGATGTGGATAAAACTGGTGCGTGGACAAACTACGGCTATGAAAGAGAGGAAGATGTTCCTTACCAATGGACTAGTATAAGTGAGCATACACCTAACATCAAAGGCTTTTGGGAATTGTTTCCGTATGAACGCTATAGAAGAATACGTTTTATGCAACTTGAACCTGGCGGTAAAATAAGTCCGCACAGTGATGCTCCTGGAAAGTTACCAGGTGAAGAAAATTTAGACATGCTTGAGTTTGGAGTACCTATTAACGTAGCAATTATTCACCCAGACGACTGTCATATGACTCTTGAAGGACACGGTACTGTTCCTTTCAAAGAAGGAAAGGCTTTTATAATTAATATAAGAAACGTACATAGTTTTGTTAACAATTCTAACACACCTAGAATACACTTAATAGCACATGGTATACCAGGTAAAAGGAAAGATGAATTTGTGGAACTCATAGCAAGAAGTTATAGGAAACAGAATGAACAATAGTATTAAAATATTAGATGTATTCTATGGTAACAAATGCCAACTGGCCTGCGCCCACTGTGATACTAGAAGTGATTACATACGCAATGGCGAATTTGATCCTACCCTTGAAAATATATTAGAAAGTGTTACACTTGCTAGTGAACAATTCAATGTAGAATGTTGGAGTGTGCTAGGAGGAGAACCATTCTTATATAAAGATACAGTCCTTGCAATAATTAAACATATCCGAAGTTTAGAAAAAGAAAAAGATAAAGTTATTTTCTTTCCTACTAATGGCATTGCATTAAACAAGCCAAAGCAGATGGATTTTGCTGTAGAATTAATTACAGAACATAGAGTGTGGATGCAGGTATGTAGTCATGTTGCAGCATGGGATGTTCTAACAAGACACAATCAGATGTTAGAAAATGTACATACACTTGCAGACCGTGTAGGTATACCTAAATTAGAAGTAACTTCTGATTGGTGGAAAACTATAATGAACTTAGGTGGTGGCGACGCTGCTTGGGAAGAGTTTAATAAACGTAAAGGTATAGATTTAAATGATCTATCTCCTAACGAAGCAGCCTGGATGGATGCAAAGAACAAGAGTGGAATATATTACATGGAAGCTCATAGCTTTCAAAAGATACATAACAAAGATTCACTAGGAAAGTTGAGACCATTCAACGAAGGCGATCCAGAATCATCATACTGGCAAGGCTGCCCTAGCTGTTTCTGTGCAATGTTGTATAACAAAAAAGTATACAAGTGTGGAGCGTTAGGAACTTTAATTAATGTGTTAACAAAGACTGGACAACTAAATGACGAAGATTGGCAACCATACATAGACTACAAGCCTGTTGACCTAACACTTAACGATCCAACTAGCATACGTAATTTTTACGATCAACATTATTCACATATTGACGCTTGTAATATGTGTCCTAAAAACATTGAGAAAGTAAAACAAAACGAACAAAATGTACTAGCCAAGTACGCAAAAAATAGAGTATAAATGATTCACCTTCCTGAACTTACAGTATATATTTCACACACTTGTGATCTAGCATGTGAAAGTTGTTTTACTTACAACAACTTGAACTGGGGTGGACACTTTGATATTGACTCGTCTGTGGAAGTACTTAAAGACAAAGTTACATTTGATGAAATATTTATTTTAGGAGGCGAAGCAACCTTGCACCCTAAGTTAAACAAGTGGACAGAATGGGTTGAATATATGTGGCCCGACAGCAAGAAGTGGATTGTAACTAATGGCAGGCATTTAGATAAACTAAATTCAAGATGGTTTGATAAATGGCAAATAGAAATATCAGCACATTCACAACTTGATTTGATAAACATAAAAACTTGGTTAAGTGATAACAACATTACATATACTAAGTTCGTTGATGAACGTCATACTGATGCAGAAACACATTATATACTAACAAAAGATAATGTAATAGTTGGTGAGTTATCTGAGTCATGGAAGTTTTATAAATTACCGCACATGGTAAAAGACAAGCAATCAATTACATGGCCAGAACTTAGTAACATAGATGAACAGTTTAGTCTATGTCCTACAAAACAATGTATGCATTTACTAGGAGGACGATTCTATAGATGTCAACAACAAGCATTACTTCCAAAATTATCTAAGCAATTTCAAATAGAACAACCGTACAAAGATATTGCGCAGCAAGATTTAGGCAGTAGTCCAGAAGAATTTATAGAATGGAGTAATACTAGATTACAATCACAATCTCAATGCCAACTGTGTAATTGGAATAAAAAAATTGATCTTCCGATGGAATCTGAAATTAAGAAAATTAAGGTCTTACAAGCATGAATATAGTTGAATACAACAACACAGACGATAGAGAATTAGTATTTTGTATTCTAGATACAACTACAACTATTACAGATCCATGGATAAAAGAGCTTACTAAGAACCAAGCAGATTTCACACTACAAAACTTGTTTAGCAAAGGCTACAGCGTACTTCAAGGTACGAATGAGTACTTACTACTACTTGAGGCACAAAACCGCTTTAAATACGCTTGTGTGCTGTCTACGGGTACAGAATTCACTAACGGCACAGCAGGTATTGATGCTATTGCTAAATTATGCCAAGATGACTTTGTAGTAACAGGACATATTTTGGATAGAGGTGATGCATACTATGAGCTACATCAACAGTGCTATCTAATTAATTTACAAAAATGGCGTGAGCTAGGAATGCCTACTATTGGTGATGAAAGTATGGGTGAAGACTTTTTTACAAGACAGCCTGTAAGAAGTCAAGAAAATTATCATGACGAGTACACACCTGTATGGATTGCACCTGGTCGTGAGTTTCAACCATACAATCATAAAAGGCATGGTTGGAACATTATTCAAAAATCTTTAGATGCAGGTTACGGTATACGCAGTTTTGATGACAGTGTTAGAAATAACAAGTATCATCTGTATCCTGAATCTCCTAAAGACTTTTACAAGCAGATAGAATATGCATATTACAAAGACGGGTTTTGTAGAACTGAACATGTACATACAGATCATACAGAACACCCTAATCGAAAATACAAAGACTTACAGCAAGTAGTTGTACCTGCCAGCGGAGAAAATTACAAAGACTGGTTACATAAAGAACTTCCTGTTAAGGTTATTATGTATGATTACAACAAGCAAAGTTTAGACTATTGGAAAGAAAATGTTGAACGTTTACCTAATGTAGAATATGAATTTGTTGAATGGGACTTACTAGCAGAGCATTATAATATATGTGATCACCTTGATTTAAGTAAACAAGAGTTTACATTGTTTAATTTAAGCAACATTTTTTGCTATGAGGGTACTAATACACTATACAGTATCAAGTATAAACTGCAAAAAGAGAACCATTTAATTAATTATTTGAAGGAAAAAATGCCTGCTGCACAGATAAATTTCAGCTCAAGAACTTCCGAAGCATTTACATATTATAACTTATATGGGTCTGTAAGAGATATAGTTGTGTATGAAATTGAAAACTTTAAATGCCCTACATGGCATTCTAGTGACTGGTATACTCAGTAACCTGTAATACAAGCCTTGGTTCAAAAGAAAGATTAGCAGCACCGTGTTCGTCTTGCGAATGCTCATATTCAAACACATCACCTCTTTTGTAATTTGCTATCATCGAATTACCGTATAGAAAAACATGTCCTGCTACATAATCTTGTAAAGGTACCCAAAAACGTTTACATGTTTGATCTTCGTGTGTAAGAGGATCTGTGTGCATAGGCATCATTTGCCCAGGTAGCAGTTTAGTAATCCACCAATGACATTTACCAAAAGTCCATGGAAACTTTAAATCTATTTGTAGATCTTGTTGCTCGTAAACATACCACATTGTTTTACTAAAGTCAAATGTTGATTTGCCTTTTTCCCAAAGCTCTTTTTCAACATCATTAATTGGTTTCCAATCTCCAGGGCGGGCTTGTCCTTTTGCATCCATTACAAGTTTATTTAGAGCTGGGTTTAAATCTTTTTCAAAGTTACCAATCCACTTCATTAATAATGCTCCAAGTGGTCGATACCTAACTTCTTTCTAAAGTCATCTGTAAACTTACAGTCAATACGCAAACCGTATTCAACTTCTACACTGTTTTCTCCGCCATGCCAGTCTTGGTCATTCCAAAATGCTGCATTACAGTTTAGGTAATGTTTGTTTTCTGACTCCGGATCCCAAATATAGAATCCTCTTTTTGTGCGATAGCGTATATGTATAAATTCATTATTGTGCGGACTGTATTGCTTATCATCATGTACTCCATTATTAGCGTCTAAGTCTCTGTGTTCAAATGCTCTGCCATTATGATCACAATGAAAAAATATTACTCTACCTATACGATCAATAATGTTATTTGTTTGTAAATCTTCAACCCATTTTACAACACCTGGAAAGTATTTGCTTTCTTCTGTTTTCTGCCTTTCAGCATTACGCTCATTCCAATCACCTTCATTCCAAAGGAAGTAATAAATGTATGGATCATTAGCACCCATTGTTGCTTTAAGGTAACGAGTAAAGATATTACGCTGTTTATAGTCGCCAAAATCTTTAGGAAGTATTGTCTGACCATGTACTTTAATAGGATCGTCATCAGGCAATGCTTCATATTCTTCCATAGCTTTGTATATTGGTTTCCAATTCAATATATAACTTGAATCTTTCCATTCAAAGCCAGGTGCCATCCAAGTTCCTTCTTTTGCATAGTCTCTTGCTAGTGCAAATCCTTTAGAAATCTCAGGATGTAGATCTTTGAAAGATGATGTATCTAAATATGGATCTAAGTTAATGTAAGGCTTTCCGCCAATTCCTCTAATCATGTAGATATTTACCGTTAAATATAGCTATGAGTAACAACTTTGAATATTACTATAACACAGTTCCCGGAAAAGGTCAATGCCGAAATAATCTAATATACACTAGTTTGATTAGTAAGGATAAAAAGACATTTTGCCAATGGTACTATAATGATGAACAATATCATGGCGGGCATAATCAAGTAGTGGATCCTAACCTAATGGAAGAAAAATGGTTACGTGAGATTAACTTTATACAAGAAATGGAAATGCACTATCCACAACATGTTCCAGAAATACAAGATATTGACTTTGTTAATAGAAAATTATTTTTAAAGATTGACGGTCCTGATATGTGGGAACTTGCCGGCTGTGAAGGAAAAGACTATAGTGTGGTTGACAATTGGGAACAGCAAATGCTTGATATTATCGAAGCACATAAAAACTTAGGTATATACAAGTATAGTATGCACCCTAGCAGTTACTTTGTAGTAGACGGAACATTAAAAAGTATTAACTATTTTTTCTGTTATAAGGATAATGATCCTGCAATAAGTTTACGCAGTGTAATGAGTCATATTAGTGAGGATCGTCAAGCAGACTTGTTTCCTAAAATGACAGCGGCAGGTATTGATGTTAATACTCCTACTGAACATGTTAAGATACAACAACTAGCATTTGATAGTTTTAAAACAAACTTCCCTGATGAAGTTATGGAAAAGGCAAAAGCAATTTATGCATAAGATGGTACAGTGGAACAAAGACTTAGACTTGTCTGAGTTTTACAATGAAGCAGGCCGCCGCGGCTTTGTTAATAACGCAAGTCAAAAAGTAATGATCGATTGCTTTCACAATGAACGTGAATGGAATGCTTGGATACTTTATAGTGATAACAAAGCAATAGGGAGTGTAGCAGCTCACTCCTTTGATGATGTTATGGGACCAAACTCATATAGAATACTTACAAGGGTATGTACGTTTGGCGAAGCAAGACCACACAACGGTTTAGTAAAAGCAAATAGGCTTTGTGCCGAACATCAAAACTTGACAGATCAATTTATGCTACCTGCTTGTTTAGAATGGACAAAAGGTAAGGGTAGAGTGTTTGCTACATCAAATAAAAGTAAAGAAGGAAGTCAGCGTCTAGTACACTCTATATATTTTCCTACACTTGCTAAGATAGGTGTAGTAAGTAAAATTAAAGAAGTACATTATAGACACACAGACCAAACTGTGTGGGAAATACACCCCGATAAATTTTATGCTAATTTAGAATTGTACCCTAGATGGGTCTAAGTTAGGATTGGTACGTTCTAGTTCTTTTAGTACATGATTAGTTAATTTCCACCTAAATTCAATTTGACGTATATTAGGGTGACTTGCCCAAAATATTATTGTGTCAACTATATCACTTAATGGTGTATTGTAATCGCTTACAAATGCAGTAGGGTCATCGTTTTCTACTGTGGTGCCTTCAATAAATCCTAGATCTAAATGCAGTACAGGAATACCTTCTGGATTAATACTTTCTAATCTACATGCTTCAGCAAGTTCTTGCTTATCTTGTACATAGTCTGTAGTAATTAGTTCAGGGTACTGTCTGCTAACACTGCCCATAACAATCATCATATCTACTTTGTCTTTAAGTGCATGGAATAACTTTAATTGCTGCTTATCTCTATATGCATTATTAATAAAAATTTCTGCGCCTGCTGCTTCTTGTACAACTTTATCAAAATCTTTTTCAATATCATATCCGTTGCTGCGACTCATGCCTATAATCTCATGACAGCTTACTTCTGTAAACTTATCAAAAATTGCTTTACCAATACCGCTAGTGTGTCCTGTGATTACTATTTTTTTAGTCATTTATATTGTAAACCTAATTTCGTTAATTGTACTGTTTTCTAACCAATAGTCTATTGTGTTATGTATTGTTTGATATTCTTTTACTGCTGTGCCTGTTAGTGTTAGCAGTAATATATCTGCCTTGCATGTATGACGAGATTGTGATAATTCAATTACTCTTTCACGCAGGTTCTTTTTATCTAAACTGTACACAGGCATATCAGGATCAGGTGAATCTGCTGCAATACTACCACTTACTATAATTTTTATGTTGTAGTCTTTTAGTGTTTCTATATAGTTTAGTTGCCTACCATCTGCGTAAGCATTGCAAATAAAAACATCACAAGTTTTAGCAACATCAACTACTTCATCAAACGAACTGCTTTTACCAAACTCTTTTACATCAGCATTTTTAAGTTTGAAATATGCTGAAAGTAGTTGCCCTACTCCTTTTGTTCCGCCTAATACTACAACGTTCATTCTACCCTCGGACCGTTTGCAATAAAAAATGCAGCAATCCACTTGGCTCCTTTAGTAATTGGCATGCCTTCATGTATTGTCATTTTGTTTATTTTTTCATCTTCATAGTCGTACTCAAAGTACATCATTCCTCCTTTTTCAGGAGTAACACAAACACCTAACTCTGGAAACTTACATTCGCCTCCGTCATATCCATCATTTAACCAAAATATTGCAGTTGCTTTTCTATCACCTCCTTTTGCGTAATAAGCAATGTCTTCTGGTGTGTATGGAAAGTCGTGGTGCAGTCCAAAGTATTGGCCTGTATCGTATCTATAGATATCCCCAGCTTCAATATGACTGTCAGGTATTTTTAATACTTCACAAATTTTATTTCTAAAAAATTGTCTATCTTCAGTTGAGGTGTCCCAACTAATGCTACGTTGTTCTACTTCCTCAGTAATTTGTCCGTATGTTTGTTCTCTAGATTCTAACCCTGCATTAGGATTCATTCCTAGTTCTGTATATTTTTTAACAAACTTATCACAGGTTTCATTATCTACAACATCTGTGTAAACAGAAATCCACGGGTGATCTAAATATAAAATGTTTTCCATTACCATGCGTTCCATATATACTTAGGCACTGTTCCGCAATTTGTTCCGGCGTGCCAAATCTTTCTATCTTCCCACTCGTAAGTTGCACCTTGTGGAATATTATAAAATGTATCATTACCAGCAATAAAAATATGCCCCCATTGCGGACTGCCTATATGGCAATGATATCTAGGACAATCAGGAATGTTTTCTTCATTGTCATGTACGTCCCAATGAATAGGTGCAAAACGTCCTGGGTGTATTCTACTTATCCACACGTTTTTACAGTCTAATCCGTAAAATCTATTCCACTCTTTAACAATGATATCATCAAATTGTTTACCTGGAATAAACATATCCCAACCTGCTGTGCCACCTTCGTGTACAGTTTTAATGCCTGCTTCTTCCCACATATCTAATATAGGATCTAGTCCAGGAACAGTGTCACCACGCTTATGACTAGGTCCTACAAACTCAGGTTCGACACTTGCACATTGTTCTATTACACTATCCCAATCAATAGTATTACATACACCTAAATGCTTCATTTGTTCGGCCTTCCTAAAAAATGAAACAAGTATTGATGATGTACACCCATACAAGTTCCTGCATGATAGCTTCTATAACTATCCCATTCCCATATTTCGCCTTGTGCTACATTATGAAATGCTTGTTCTTCTAACACTAGTACATTACCCCAACGTGGCTTGTCCATAAAACATACCCAACGTTTAAGTTCACCTAGTTTTAACCATTCTTCTTCTTTATCTTCTACGTCCCAATGATAAGGAACATTGTTACATGGAGCAACATCACTTACAAATACTCGCAACGGCTCTGCATCTATAATTTTAGCAAACTTGTTTTGTATGTCAATATCAAAATGTTCTCCAGGATAGTAATCCCACCATTGAATTTCATCTAGGTTATAACCTGCTTTATCCCAAGTATCAATTACATTGTGATATGAGCCTAGTAATTCTGGATTGTCTCTCCAGTTACCTTCTGAACGATCTACAACTGTCTTAACTGAATTATAATCGCCAGTGGTGCATTTAGCACACAGATCAACTATAGGATCCCAGTCTATAACATCTTTAGTTGTACCAACTAGTTTAGCCATCTCCAAACAATTCCTTGTATATGTAACTCATGTTTTCATCTCCCCATAAAACATGTTCTCCTAGACTACGCTTAAACATAATTTCTAAATTGACCTTATCGTCAATTGGCTCACCTGTTTCGTCTAGTCTAAATTGTGCTGTGTCGTGTATAATACCTTGCATATATTTTTGCTCAATGAAAGGATCGTCAATAGGAACACAGCCGTACCAATCAATTGCTTTCATTTGTTTTGTATCTGTAATATAGTGACAGTGTGGATACATTGTTAACTTGTAGATACCTTCATCATACTGGTCAACTATAATATCTCTAATTTGCCTACGCCACATATACTCAGGCCACTCTTTAATTTCAGGATCATTAATTATTTGGTTACAGCTCTTGCCATACCATTTAATATAAATCTTTTGATTTTTGTAATCAATGTCTTTAACTTCTGGTGCATACTTTTTATCTTTAAAAAGCTCTAAGTATGTTAGTTCGTTTTGAAAAAACCAATCAACAACTTCTTTAGTGTAAAATGGCCTTGGTTTGTTTTCCATCTTTTGATATTCGCTATCAACATTGTAATTCTTACAAAACGTTGTTCCGTCTTCACTTATAAGAGGTTCATAAGTTTGCTGAGCCATACACGGCCAGCCTTCTGGATCTAGTTTAAGATATGGTTGCCATTCCTTCATTCGACTATTCCTATTTTCATTTTTGGTGGAACAGGAATTTGATTTACTAATCCTGCTTCAATATCAAACTCTATACCTTGCTTAACAACTTTTACATTGCTAATAATTTTTGTGTTGTTTGCTGCCCTGTTTAACCAAGGACTTAAATGTTTATCAAACTCGTATCGTATGTTTCCTTCGACTCCTGTAATTCTAACATGTTGCGGATCATTAATAATATTTTTAGGTAGTAATTTTCTTACAACTAACTGCGCTCTTATCTCAGCACCTATATTCATAGCGGTGTGTGGAACACCAGCATCCATGTCATACCATTTGCCGTCAAGCACAGTCTTAAACATTTCTTCTTTTTCTAAATCAATAAGGTAGGCTTCATCTCCGCAAAGATTTAAATGCCAACGATTGTCAATGTCTGCATGTGAAGTATAACAACTAGGCGATTCTAAAATAATAATTCTTCCTTGTCCTTTAGGTTCTGGCAAACTATTCCAAATAGTTTCCCATGCTGTTCCTAAGAACTCCGGCTTCAACTGCCAAGGATCATAAAAGAAGCTGCCAGTTTGCTCAGATATATCAAACTTTCCAATATCATACACATCGCCCATTACGCCTGCTATATCATCTAAAGATACTGTATATTTGGTATTTTGGATCATATGCATATTTACCGGAACTAAATTAACTGTGTACATAACTTGGTAAATATGAATATGCGTAAAATAAAGATTGACGATGTGATCTTACCAATGGATATAAAATGGAAAAACGTTGGTATTAGTTTAAGTGGTGGAGCAGATAGTGCGTTACTTGCATACTTAATTTGCCAAAATCTACATGACAACTGTAAAGTACACATTAGTACACAGGTTAGAATGTGGAAATCACGACCATGGCAAGAGCATATTTCAGCAGAAGTATTTGATTGGTTTGTAGGACATTTTCCTGATCTTGAGTTTGAAAGACACGTTAACTTTATTCCACCTGAACTTGAAGAGCCACATACCACTATGATTAAAGATGAAAATGGCAAAATGAAGTCAGGTAACAGAATTATACTAAGATCGTTCAATGAGTACCTTGCACATAAAGTAAACTTAGATGCATGGTATGCAGCCGTTACACTAAATCCTGATGTAGAATTTGACGGTGCAATGAGTGATAGACAAGAGCCGGCAATAGATGCTATAATGACACATATGGGCGTAACAGTTTGTCACCCTTTTATTGCTAGTAAAAAAGATTGGGTCATAGGACAATACATAAAAAATGATATTGCTGAGTTGTTAAACATCACTAGAAGTTGTGAAGGTGACAACGATCAATATCCGGAAGTCTTCAAAGGACTAGATTATAAAACATACACACCCGGACAATATGTACCAACATGTAAGAAATGTTTTTGGTGTCAAGAAAGACAATGGGGAGTAATGAATGCCATGCAAAAGTAAAACATTTTGTATGCATCCTTTTACAGGATTAGCAACAAGAGAAGATGGCGCAATTAAGATCTGTTGCCGTAGTGCTCCTATTGGAGACATTAAAGACAACACACTAGAAGAGATTTGGAACGGCGACAAAATGAAAGAAGTTCGTCGACAGGTTATGAATGACGAACGTCCTGATGTTTGTGAGCCTTGCTTTAGATTAGAAGATCAGGGTGTACAGAGCTTACGACAGCGTCATACAGCAGGAGTAATACCTGAAGCAAGGATCAACTTATACCCAGACGCATTAGACGCACTAGAAGATGATTACAGTATGCCGTTTGAAATGCCTACTATGGAAGTTAAACTTAACAATCTATGTAATTTAAAGTGTCGTATGTGTAACCCATTAGATAGTACACAATGGAAAGACTGGGACCAAGTTACAGAATTTTATAAAAAAGAAAATAACTTTCTTATACCTACAGTTAATAAATTAGTAGACACACCAGGCAAGTATATTGATGCATTTAATGATACAGACAACTGGTGGAAGTCTTTTGAAAAACTACTGCCGCACTTTAGACGTGTAGAGTTTGCAGGTGGAGAACCTTTAATGGATCCTCAGCACTATAAAATTTTAGATATGTTAGCACCATACGGTAAAAATATCGAAATCAAGTATGCAACAAACGGCACCACACTAGGAATCAAAGGCGGACGTACAATACACGATTACTGGCCTAAGTTTAAAAGTGTTGCAGTTAATGTTTCAATTGATGGTGTACATGATGTATATGAATACATCAGAGGAAACGGTAAGTTTGAAGAGATTGAAGAAAACATTAAGATAATGAAAACTATACCAACAGTAAGTAGAATAGTTGGAGCATTTACAGTACAAGCAAACAACATAATGCAAATAGATAAAGTAATAGAATACTTCATGGAAAACATGGACATTATTTTCTATAGTCATAGGGTGCAATATCCAAGAGCGTTATCAGCACAATGTATTCCGCCAGATCTAAAACAAAAAGTTATTGCTAAATTAGAAGCAATGAAAACAAAAGTGTTAGATTACAAACTTGTTAAAAGTGACGAACGTATTAAGGACTTTACACTAACGCAAATTCAGGATAATATTAACTTCTTAGAAGCAGATGATCTACACAACGAACTATGGCAAGACTGCATTAATTTTAATCGCAACTTAGATAAGAGTCGTAAACAAGGACCATTTGAAGTTATTAATCCGGAGTTTGCTCCGTATGTTTAAAATAGCGTCTAGTTATGATCGGCAAAACAGCGTTCATGTTGAGTGGAATCTTGGCAAACGTTGTAACTTTGATTGTAGTTATTGTCCAGCAGAAATACACGATAACACTAGTCCACACACAAATATTAAAGTATTAATAGATGCAGTTGATGCACTAGCTGAAACTGGTAAATCAATGCGTGTAAGTTTTACAGGCGGCGAACCGTGTGTACACCCACAGTTTACAGAACTAGTTGATCATGCAAGTCAGCGTGTTGATTGGATCAATGTAACTACTAACGGAACACGTACAGCAAAGTACTACAGTGACCTTAACGTAAATCATATTGTGTTTAGTTTGCATGTAGAAGATGACGAGCATTGGAGAAGATGTGCAGAAACTGTGTTAATGTTTTCTCAGATAAATGAAGGATATGCATCTCCGCAAAAGCCATTTCAAGTTAATTTAATGGCACATCATAAATTTATGGATAGAGTAAAAGAGTGTGCTACAATATTTGACGGACACGGTATTCCTTATGTTGTAAGACGAATAAGATGGACAGAAGGTGATCATGATGTGTTTGATGATTTAAAATATGAAGGCAAAGACTTAGAATGGATATTGTCTAAAACATCTACTGTAGAACCTAATGTTATTATTGATGATAAAACTAAAATGCATGCCAACGATGTTATTAAAAAACATCTAAATCAATTTGAAGGTTGGAAATGTAGTGCAGGTATTGAAAGCCTAATGATTAATTGGGACGGTGAAGTTCATCGTGCTACTTGTAGAGTTGGTGGAAGTATAGGTAACATTTATGACGGTAGTTTTGAACAACCGGAAGAGTGGATAACTTGTACTCGTAAGTGGTGTACTTGTGCTGCTGATATACCCCTTACTAAAGTAAGTGATCTAGTTCAGTAAATATTTTTGCTGCATCTAATCCACGGATTGCATCTAACTTATTAACGTATTCTTTAAAGCCAGGTAACATATGACTGTTATCACAACTATCCATATGCTTTAATAATCCTTCCCATTGACGCCATCCTTTAGGATTGTGTTTCCAAAACTCATCGTCTTGTGTAAAGTTATCCCATAACCATTGTTTTAGTTCAGCAAACTTTTCACGTACTTCTTGCTTGTCTTTTTCAGGCAGTATTGTAATATTTAAGAATGTTGGTATGTGTACTAGATGTGCATTTACAAGACCGCCACCCATAACATGTCCGTCAATTAAACCAACATTCATCTTTTTAAAATTACTGTTAACTTTCCATTTAATAAATTCAGGTATAGTTTTTATATTGAATATCTGCACTGCTGTTGCAATACTAACATGAATGTTATCTGGTGTGTTGTCTAGCATGTGTAAAGTTTTTTCAACTTGATTAAAGTCTGTTGGAAATCTAATATATTCATCACGCTTTTTATATGAATCAATACTTACAGCAAACTTAACTTTCTTAAACTTACTCCATATATCAATTAGTTCTTCGTCAACTAGTAAACCATTAGAATTATATCTTACTAATATTTTGTCTGCATACCCTTGTTTAATAATTTCTTCTAGAAAGCGTTTATGCTCTCTAATCATTAATGGCTCTCCTCCTGCGAAATATACTTGCTTCAGGTAAGGTATTTGTGCATTAAGCTCTTGCCAAAAAGTATCTTTTTCATGCCATTTATTATTAAAAAGTTTTCTATCCCACTGCATTTGTCTTTTAACTTCTGGGTCTTGTAGCACAGGAATAAGTTTTTTATGGTCCGCAACCCACTTACTACTGTCGTGAGGGCTACACATTACACACTTAATATTACATGTATGTCCTAATCTTAGATCCAGATATTGTAATTGTTCAGGTACGGTTCCGTCTTCTTGTGTTTGTGCAATAAGCTCTGGTATATCAACACCTTCGTCATTTTTCCATGTTGCACTTTCCCATATACGTTTGCTAACAATACCTTGTGATTCTTCTTTGAAACAGCCTTTACAACTTGCAGGAATTTCTCCACGTAACATTGTTTTACGCACACTTTTCATGTAATCGTTATTCCATGCTTCCATAGGAGTGTGTTTACCAAAGTTTGCAGGCTTGCCATCTTCCATCTTTACAAGTCCTACTTCATGATCGTCACCTGCACCACTTGCATTAGATGTACAGCATAATCTCATATCACCATTTGGTCTAGTTGCCATGTGTATCCAAGGTAACACACAAAATGATTTTGTAGATGCTTCTGCAAGTTCTCTTTGGAACTTACCTAGTCTGGTATCTTCTTTGTCGTAGTACCAAGTCATTACAGCATTTCTCTTTCTATAAATTGATCTTGTGGTTGAGAGATATCAAAAGTTTTAAACTTACCACATGTTCTTGCACACATAAGCATTTTATCTTCGTTCCACTTTTTCTTCCATATGTTTTGCCATACGTCAGAACTTATAATATTTTTTATTCCTTTTGTTGCATCAAGATTTTGTATACCACCAAAGTCGCTTATCATTTTATTGTATTGGTTACGCAACATGTCTACTACATCTTCACAAATATGTGTAGGATCGTAAAACGTCATTGGCGTTTGTGCTAACCAACAACAAGGTAATAAAGTTTTAAATCCGTCAATATAAATTTCTTTAATCTTTTGTACATGGCAGTCTATCTCTGCTTCATCTAACACTGACTTATAATCATCAATTACTTCTTTAGGTAAAAAATGTGTTTCAGTATCAGATGGTGCTTCTAAACTGTATATAGGTATTCTATTGTTGTCCCACACATCATACTTAGGTTCAACTAAAAATCTTGATGTGTTCTTAACTGTGAAATCTTGAAAGCCTACTTCCTTTGCAATCTTTCTACATTCTTCTACTTGGTGCTCATTGTGTTTAAACTTGATATAAGTCCAGTTAGCACGACCACCTGCTTCAATAAATGTTTTTGCATTTTCAATAATCTTATTCCAGTCAGTGCCAACTCTATATAATTTGTGAGTGTCTTCTAAACCGTCAAGTGCAAAGTACACACAATGATCTTGTGGTAAAGACTGTGCTAGTTCTGCCCACCATTTTGCATTTCTTAAACTGCCGTTTGTGTGAATTCCTATTGCAGTTTTAGGACTTGTTTCTTTTGCGTACTTACACATTTCAATGAGGTTGTCATTAAGTAAAGGGTCGCCAAAGTTTCCGCAAAAATATATACGGTCTACTGTTTCTAATACTTCTTTGTTTATAATAGTTTTAAAATCTTCTAATGTCCAGCCAACAATTTTTAGTAATGGGTTTTCAATACCACTGTGTATATTACGTGAACACATAGGACACTTGGCTTGGCAATTTGTTGTCAGCTCAATATGTATTGTTTTAAGATCTGAAAAGTCAAACATTAAAATCTTCCTATTAGCATGTAACGTGTATATTTGGGTAATTCTAATTGATCTTTAACTAGCACAGTGTTTAATTTAGATTTCTTTTTAAAACTATCAAGGTCTCTTGAACAATTTAAATGTTCTTCTAGTTCAAAGTAGTTATTAGATTGTAAAATCACTTCTGAACTCTTTGGCACACGTTTTGCCCACTTGTTATATTGTTGCTGTGTAAGATGTTCGCAACTTGTATTAATAACCATGTAAGGTTGATTGGTATATTCATACTCACACATGTCAGCGGTAACTGCTGTAAATCGACCTTCCATTTCTTGACGTTTATTAATTGTGGTTGCTGTCTCTGCACACTTAGGATCAATATCAACACTTGTGATATGCTTGAAACCTATTGTGCTGTTAAACAATAAATTTGCTAATACTCCGTTCCATCCTCCGAATATGACACAACTAATATTAGACACATGATGATTCCTTTGTAATGTTTCGACTAACCATTCTTTAGATTTTAATTGTCCACCCCAAAAACTTTCAAGTGTACGATCTCTATCTTCGCTATTGCGAACTGCATCCATCCAAAATTTTATATCTTCTATTTCAACTTTCATGTAGTACCTTTGGTATCTTGCTGTCTGCACTGCTTACACAAGAGCTAGTAATGCATTTAGATGGTGTCTTAAACAGCGTAAAACCGCCCTGTAGCGTTCCTAAAGGGATATCGCTGCAACTATATGCTCTCTTAACTTCATCACCCCTTATAATGCAGCTTTGATACCCTGCATTGCAATGCCAATTTTTAAACTTGTTGAAGTTAAATGCATTCATTCTTTCTGCTTGATCCAATCCGTAATGGTTTCCTTTGGCATCTTCCAAATACATTTGCATGACTTGTTCGCCTTTCCAATTTTGTGGAAAGCCTGTTTGTAACTTATCAATTTGCTCATCTGTATAACCATCAACTATTCTAGACGCGGTAGGGTCGGACTGCGGTTTAAGAGTGACGTTAATTCCTTTGTCTGCGAATCTACTACAACGCTCATAGTATTCTTCAAAGTGTTCAGGAACCATAACTTGATTGATTGTAACAAATACTCCTCCCTCCATGAGTTGCAAACATCTATCACCAAAGTCTTTTTCGTTTGCAAATTCTGCGTGATAACTTGCAGTGATGCTGCGACGTGTCAAGTGACTGGTGTTGTCTATAAATCTTGCCCACCATTTCTCACCTGGACTTAAATTAGTTGTAAGGTGTATGCTTTGATACTTAGCCTCATTGTCATTTGCATAGTATTCAACTAGGTCACCAAACTTTTTATATGCTGTTGGTTCTCCTCCACTGAAACTAAAATGAAACTCAGTAAATCCATTTTCTCTCGCTTGTCTTTTAATTTCATCTATTGCATTTGTATACACTTCAAAGTCTTGATGATCCGGAACATTTGAATTTGCATACGGCCAACAGTAACTACAACTGTAATTACAAAAGCGACCAAGTATCCAACTAACGTTGAATAGTGGCTGTTTTAGCATTGTTGTTTGTCCGAACTTAACAATGTTGTGGAACGGAATAAGAGTAAAATCATTCATTATGTACGTATTTAACCACTTTAATAGTTGACTTTTGCAGTCTAGGCTTATATACTATGACTGTTGAGAAGACTCTCGGCACAGATTAAAAGGAAAAATAAATTATGAGTACACACGTAGAAGCATTAAAATCAGCATTTGATTCGTTTTTAGAAGAAAACGAAAAATTTGAAAACGGTAATGGAGCAGCAGGAACCAGAGCCCGTAAAGCATTACAAGAAATGACTAAAGCCGCAAAAGAACGTAGAAAAGAAATCACTGATACTAAAAACGCTAGAAAAAACGCAGCAGTATCACAGTAAACCCACCCATTAGTAGGGCTACGTGGTGTAGCCCTACAGTACTTTACATAAGGAAACAAGCAGTTGACAGAAGTAAAACTAGTATCGTATAGTCGAGCAACAGAAGAATTTGAAAATGAAGGGTTAACAGACCTTCAAGAACTAATTGCGTTTTGTGCAAAGGTATCAAACCCTGCCGCACAAATTAATACAGAAACAAGCGAACGTTTAATCAAATATCTAATTAAACATCAACATTGGTCACCTTTAGAAATGGTTAACGCAGTATTAGAGATTAATACCACAAGAGATATTGCACATCAAATTGTGCGACATCGTAGTTTTGCTTTTCAAGAGTTCAGTCAGCGTTATGCTGATCCTGCAGAGATGGGAGATCAGTTTGTAACACGTGAAGCACGTTTACAGGATACAAAGAACAGACAGAACAGTATTGAAATTGACAGTGAAAGTGATTTGCATTATGAATGGCAAATGAAACAACAAAGTGTCATTGACAAAGCCAAGGAAGTTTACGAGTGGGCAATTGACAACGGTATTGCAAAAGAACAAGCCCGTGTAGTGTTACCAGAAGGTTTAACCAAAACACGCCTATACATGAATGGAACAATTAGAAGTTGGGTACATTATATTCAACTTAGAGGTGCAAACGGAACACAAAAAGAGCATATGGACATTGCTATAGCGTGTGCTAAAGTCATCTCAGAAATATTTCCTATTGCGAAAAATCTAACATGACAATTTCGTTTAGGGCAGATTTTTCTTGACAAATGATATATATCATCATATAGTAATATTTTTATCATAGGAGCATCAGATGGCATTGCCTAAGAGTACCAAGAAGAAAAAGCCAAGAGCAGCACCTCGCATTCAGCGTGGCGCAAAGCTCACGGAACCTAATTGGGACGGTTGGGAAGAAATGACTGGCGAGCAAATTCATAGGCATCGTCGAGCAACACACGACTGGTACTACGCAAACTTTAAACCAGAGGACTTGTACACTAATGTATATGGCTGGATGGAAAAAGAAGGCAAGTATACTAGCGATCAAATCAAATGGATCAAAGCCGCTCCTAAACATGCTATTAGTGTTACTGCTGGAATTGTTGCACGTATGGATACAAAAGGTGCTCCAAGGTTTTCACAAAAAGAAGCAGATCATTGGGAATCACTTCCTGGAACAATGGGCCAATTAAAATCATCTATAGAGTTTCTTGAAAAAAGAATTGAAATAGCAATACAAGCAGGTAAAGACGTTAAAGAAGAGAAAGAAGAAAAAGAAAAGAAACAACCAGAGAAAAGAGTAATTTCTATTCAAGAACGTATTGAGATGCAGGCAATTGCCGCTTGTGAAAAAGTTGATCTATGGCTTGATGGCTGGACTGAAAGACAGCAGGATAACAGTTTGAAATTTGATCCTAAAGGATTTGACTTTACAAAACATTTTGCTCAAATGAAAATAACACAAGCACATGCTCGTAAAATTATGAATTTGTATGAGCCCGAGCTTAAGGAAATACGAGAAGTACTCAATCCACCCAAGTTAAAGAAAACTGCAACTGAACTTGAAATTGACTATGCAAAACAATTACAAGAAGCATATGAGTTCTCGAACAAAAAAGAACTTAAGAACTTACTAACAGCACTAGAAAGAATATATGGTGGTTGTCAGGTTGTTATTGATTCAAGTAAAGCAAAACGTAAACCACGTAAACGTAAAGTGTACAGTGCAGACAAACTGGTAGCAAAACTGAAGTACAAAAAATCAGATGACAAATATCAACTTGCTAGTATTAATCCAGAGGATATTATCAAGTGCAATGAGCTATGGGTGTTTAACTGTAAAACACGTAAGATAGGAAAATATGTAGCAGAGATACAAGACCCACAAGGACTACAGCGTGAAGGCAGTGGACTTAGTGTAAAAGGTACAACTATTACAGGATTCAAAGAATCTGAAAGTATGCAGAAGACGCTACGTAAACCAGAAGAACAACTAAAACAGTTCAAAGATAGTGGTAAAGTCAAGTTGAGATCATTCCTAGATGACATTAAAGCAGTGGACATAAAGCTCAACGGTCGGATAAATAATGATATAATCTTGCTGAAAGTACAATAAACCGGCTTTTCTGTATAAAGGATAAATACTAATATGGACAATACGAGACTTAATCAAGCCCTAACTGAGCTAGAATCAGCTTTAACATCAGACGGTGGATGGGCATCAAATCAGTCAATTAAATTCACTACCGATATAAACGGTAAAGGTCTTTTCTGGGCGGGTAAAGACTACACTAAACAATTATCTTATATGGAAGATACAAAGAGTATCTTTTCAACAGAGAATATTGACCTTGCAAAAAATAAAGCAATTAAAGTAAACAATTTAGAAGTACTATCACTAGACACACTAGGAACTAGTGTAGTAAACAGTAATTTAAAATCAGTTGGTAGATTAAGAGGATTAGTAGTAGACGGCGATATTTCAATCAATCAATACATTTACTTTGACTCAGGCACAGATAGATTAGGTATTGGTACTGAACAACCAAATGCTGCTGTAAGTATAGCAGAAGATGGTGTAGAAATTATTATGGGTACAGATGAGTCAACAAAAGGATTTGTTGGCACATTTGGTAGTCATCAATTAGACGTAAAAACAGACAATCAAGTTAGAATAACTGTAGAAGCTGGTGGCGATGTACGCATTGCTAAAGACGGCTTTGTTGGAGGCAAACTAGCAGTAGGAGTTTCCAACCCAGACAGCACAGTTGACTTGCATGTTAGGGGCGCAATTAAATTCAACAATGCACTTCATATCAATGGCGTTGAAGCACCACAAGGTGGTAACTTCAATCAAGGTGATATTTGCTGGAACTCAAGAGCAAGACAGAAGTCTTACATTGGTTGGGTTTGTATCCAAGCAGGTAACCCTGGCATATGGGCACCGTTTGGAGAAATCAGGTAACACGGAGTGTCCGGGACTTTAGTTTTAGGTAACGGAGAAAGTCGCAAAGGGCTAGATATCGCCCGCATTTACCCAAATTACGAAATAGTAGGCTGCAACGCAGTACATAGAGATATGGCTGTTGATCATCTTGTGTGTTGTGATAGGCGCATGGTGCTTGAAGCGGTCGATGGAGAGAACACAAAGAACACTAAGATATATGTTCGAGGTGAAAACTATCAATACTTTCGTAAAATCCGAAAAGATAAAAGAATAAATTCTGTTCCTTATATAACACCTAAAGACGAACAAAAACACAATCAACCAATCAATTGGGGAAGTGGTCCGTATGCTGTTTTACTTGCAGCAACTCTTGAATCAGATAATATTACACTGCTAGGGTTTGATCTTTACGGCAACAATCATAAAGTTAATAATTTGTATAAAGGTACAGACAACTATGCTGATGCTGACACACATCCAATTGATCCTAGTTTCTGGAAAATACAAATTGGCGAAGTGTTTAAAAATCATCCTCACAAAAAATTTACAATAAAAAATATGCATGAATGGGACTTCCCGCCTATTTGGCAAAAGCCTAATGTTCATTTTGAACAATTTTATAAATCAATATCTTGACAAACAATCTAATTAGTGTATAATTACTAATATGTTTAACAAGGTCTTAGCGTCAACCCTTCTAATTCTGCCGCTCATAAACAGGAGATAACTTATGGGAAAATACTTTAGTACAAAAACTTATGGTCACAACATTGGCCTTAGTGCGGTGTTTAGGCAGCCGAACGCAGATCATTCACATTGCCATTTATTGCATGGTTATAGTTTACAATTTAAATTTACATTTGGTTGTTCAGAACTAGACAATAAAAATTGGGCAGTTGACTTTGGCGGATTAAAGCCGTTGAAGAAATGGTTAGAAGATTCATTTGATCACAAGACTTGTATTGACGAAGCAGATCCAATGAAAGATGAACTACTACGTTTAGAAACATTAGGACTTGCAGAGATTAGACAGTTTGATGGTGTTGGTGCAGAGAAGTTTGCAGAACATGCTTGGCGTTTTGCCGACAAACTAATTAGAGAAGCAACTAACGATCGTTGTTGGTGTGAAAGTGCAGAGTGTGCAGAGCATGGTGCTAACAGTGCTATCTATACACCATATCACACAACAAAGTTTTATCAAGACGAGGAGTAGAGTATGCGAATAATCGCAGGACCATGTCAGCATGAAACACTGACTGACAGTGCAATGATTGCAAAAGAGTGTAAACGTGTTTGCGATAAACACGGCATTGAATATTATTTCAAAGCCAGTTTTGATAAAGCAAATAGATCTAGCATCAAAGGAATACGTGGTGTTGGTATGGATGCAACACTTACTGACTTTGAAGCAATTAAAGAAGAGTTCGGTGTAAACACAATTACCGATGTACACACTGTAGAACAAATTGATTACATTACTGAAGCATATAATGATGTAGTTGATGCATTACAAATTCCTGCGTTCTTATGTAGACAAACAGATTTAGTAAAGGCTGCTTGTGCTACAGATAAGATTGTTAATATTAAGAAAGGTCAGTTCCTTGCACCCTGGGATGTTGAAAGCATTTTAACAAAAACAGAGGGAGCAAAAGAAGTATGGATAACAGAAAGGGGAACAAGTTTTGGATACAATACACTTGTTGTTGACTTTACCGGCTTGGACTATATGCTTAATAATTACAGCACTCCTATTGTGCTTGACGCCACCCACGCAGTACAGAAACCAGGCGGTAATGGAAGTAGTAGCGGCGGCAATAGGGATTACGTTCCTGGCTTATGTAGGGCAGGTAGTGCTTTGGGTATTAGAAATTTCTTTTTAGAAGTACATACTGATCCAGATAACGCACCAAGCGATGGTCCAAATGCACTTCATTTACATGACTTTGAATCTGTCGTTGACAGCATAGTTCGTCATGCCGAGTAGCAATGAATGGCATTAGAAAATCACAACTTCACAAAAGAAGAACGTAAAGCACAAAAGAGAGCTAGGCGTTTAGAAAAAGAACTTCGTAAGAGTCAAGCTCTTAGAGAGAACAATCAGCATGGTCCTGTTACACAAATTCTTTGTGTACGCTTTGGCAACAAATACGGAAATGAATATGTTATAAAGTTACGTGATATGGTTGCAAGACATATTACTGTGCCATATCGTTTTAACTGTTTAACAGATGATCCTAAGCCACTAGAGGGTGTAAACAATATTGTTATACCTAATAAAGGTTACCAAAGAGGTTGGTGGCACAAAGTTCATATGTTTGATCCTAGTCTTCCTTTAGAAGGTAGAATATTATATATGGATTTAGATGTTGTTATTCATAACAATATTGATAAACTGTGCAATGTTTGGTTAGATGACTTTATGGGCATTAGAGATTTTAATAGAAAGTTCCATCCAAACTACAAGTATCTAAACAGTTCTGTTATGGCTTGGAATGCTAGAACACAATCTCATGTTTACCAAAACTTTATGGCTAATCCAGCACAAGCACAAAGACTTCATGGTGATCAAGATTGGATTTGGCAAAATTGCAGAGAAGTTCTTAAGTTTTGGCCTGAAGAATGGGTTATGAGTTATAAATGGGAAATACGAGATAAGAGTGAGCTTCATATGAAAGACGGACAAAGACAGTTTAAAACTGTTAGAGATGACGTAGTTCCTCCAAAAGAAAATTCTATTATGGTTTTTCATGGTGATCCAAATCCTGGACAAGTAAAAGATAAGTTAATCATTGACAACTGGAAATAATGACTGTATACTGTAAGTATGTTTAGTTTTAGAAAGAAAAAATCTTGGTTACGTTTCTACTCATTAGATCCTAATGTAGCAGAATTGTATCCTATTGAGCCTGCTGGTAAGGCAGAACGTGATTTCAACGATGTTGGAACACGTAGAGTAAGACCTGAAAGCGGCAATCAACTTTCTAAAAACTGTCCTGGCATTAAGCCGCTTATGAAGTCAGGATATATTATGAGAGCTCCTGCAGATTTTACAATTGCTACAGGTCCTAATGTAGACGGTGGCATTGGTTGGGAAGTTCCTTTTCAGTTTGTAAAACCTAGCACAGGAAATTACAATATAAAAGGTTGGGAATATTATATCAACTGGCATGCACCTTGGCAAACTGAGCCACTTATTCCTCATGACACTGATAACACAAACAAGCCTTACTTAAATTCAGCAGTTAAAGTTGAAACACCTTGGCGTGTAAAAGCAAGTGAAGATATGTTGCTGTTACAAATGCCAGTGTCCTATAACAACGAAACAAGATTTACGGCTGCATATGGCATAGTTGATCCTATGTACATGCATGCCATTCCAATTCAATTATTTTGGCATGTACTAGAAGGTAAAACATTAGTTAAAGCAGGTACTCCACTTGCACAGTTTGTACCTATTAGTAGAAGTATGCTACACGATCATGAGATTATTATTGACGAAGCAGGTGATCTCGAAAAAGATATTGAAGATGCATTTACATATGCTAATCATCATAAGTTTGCAAACACAGACAATGTTGTTGCAAAGGTAAAACGTATTAAACAACTGTTTGATCGTTTTCGTAAAAAAAATCCCAATGCTAAAATTTAGAGAAAGGAAAATATGCTTAACGTAATACTAAAAGTACTAGCCATAATTGTTTTGCTAGAGTTAGCAATTGTTTATGGTTCTCAAGTGTATGACGAATACATGTTCTGGGAACAGTACAACCGATTTTATACTGACATTCCGATAGAGGAATAAACAGTATGAAGTTTATATTCGATGTAGACGGTACATTGACGCCAAGTCGTCAAAAGATGGACGAAGAGTTCTCAAAATTCTTCTTTGACTTTTGCACAGAAAACAAAGTTTACCTTGTTACAGGCAGTGACAAAGACAAAACTGTTGAACAAGTAGGTAATGTTATTTACGGCTTGGCTAGACGTGCTTATAATTGTAGTGGTGCTGACGTATATAAATCATCTAAAAACGTTAGACGAAGCGATTGGAAACTTCCCCATTCAGCAAGAACTTTCTTATTAGATAAACTAGAAGAAAGTGAATTCCCACTTAGAACAGGACTACACATTGAAGAACGACCAGGTATGATTAACTTCAGTGTTGTAGGTCGCAATGCTACAATGGGCGAACGTAAGTTATACGCAAAGTATGACACTAAACACAATGAACGTAACATAATTGCTGACTTATTCAACAAACAATTCTCTGATATGCAGGCGACTGTAGGCGGAGAAACAGGTTTAGATATTGCGCCTATTGGCTCAGATAAAAGTCAGATACTTGTAGACTTTGACAAAGATGACAGTATTATGTTCTTTGGCGATCGTTGTGATCCTGCAGGAAATGACTTTCCTATTGCCGAAGCACTAAGACAAAACTTCAAACGTTCAAAGATTTATCATGTCAATGATTGGAAAGAAACATTTAGAATTTTAAGTGATCCTCGATTGACTTCAACACAAGAAGGTAGTATACTATAAGTATGAATAAGAGAATAGGCTTTGCCTGCAAATACATGTGGCACGATCAAACGCAGAAGAAAAAACTGCTAGAAGAAATCCAACGACCACTAAATACACGCAGTACAACAGTGCAGTGGCTCAACAGGCAGACACGTGAAGTTGCAGAACAACGCTTGTGGGATATCATGGTCCACAACATACAGAGCTACGCTAATTTGATAGAGTACGTAGGGAGTTTAACAGATGATTTACGAATGGTTAGGCTGGGTAGTGATGTACTTCCTGTTTATACTGAGCCTACTTGGGGCTATTATTGGCGTAAGCCAGACGTCCGCGAGTACTGCGAGAAACACTTTGCGCCGATCGGCGAAAGAGCAAGAGCCCTCGATGTCCGACTATCGATGCACCCAGGCCAATTTACTGTACTTGCGAGCGACAACCCCGAGATTGTAGAGAGGAGCATAGAAGAATTTGAATATCACACCGATGTCATCAGGTGGATGGGATACGGGAAGTCCTTCCAGGACTTCAAGTGCAATGTCCACATATCCGGTCGCCAAGGTCCAGCCGGTATCAAACACGCAGTTGACAAGAGACTTTCTCCAGAAGCGAGAAATTGCATTACGATCGAGAACGATGAGATGTCATGGGGCATCGACGCAAGCCTCGAACTTGTTGACACATGCGCATTGGTATTGGACATACACCATCACTGGGTCCGTACAGGCGAATATATACGTCCCACCGACGATAGATATCTACGCATGATGGATTCATGGCGTGGTGTCCGACCTGTGATACATTATTCTGTATCACGTGAAGATCTACTTGTAGGTCATAATCCAAACACTTTACCAGATATGGAGAGTTTACTTGAACAAGGATTCAAAAAGCAAAAACTACGTGCTCATAGTGACTTTATGTGGAATGGGGCTGTTAACGATTGGGCTCTTACTTTTCGAGACACAGCAGATATTATGGTAGAAAGCAAGGCAAAGAATCTTGCTAGTAAGGCTTTATACGAATATGATTTAAGCCGAGAAGCTCTCGCCGCAACCGCAGCTTGATGTTGCGTTAGGGTTTTTAATTACAAGTTGAGAACCAAATACTTCCTTAATAAAATCAATCTCAGTACCTGCAACATACATTATACTAAATTGATCTATAGCGAATTGGCCGTTTGGTAGGTCAATTATTTCATCTTTTTCTTCTAATTCTTCAGTCATGGCCCACTCATAACCGAAACCGGCACACCCACCGCCTTTGACACTGAGTCTGACGATGGGTTTACCTTGTTCATCTATCAGCTTGGTCATATGATCGACCGCTGATTGAGTTAGTTTAACTAGTCCTGCTTTTTCCATAGTGTCCAAATACCATACCCGATGGCTGCATAGGCTGCTAATTTCGCAAAAGGTCCTGCGATTAAAACAACTACTCCAACACCAATTAGAACTGCACCGTCCCATGATGTTCTTTCTTCTAGTCTGTCTTTTACCCAATTAATAGGATTCATATTATTCTCCTTGTATGCGGTCATTGATTACTGACCAATTTATAATCTTCCAAATATTTGCAAGGTACTTTGATTTATCTGCTTGATAATCTAAAGCCCATGCATGTTCCCACCAATCAACTAACAATGCAATTTTCATACCACGCTTGTAACTGTGATTTTTAATTGTTTTGATTCGTCCTTTGGTATCAAGATACAACCAACCTGAACCTTGAATGCCCATGGCCACCTTTGAAAACTCTTCTTTAAAGTTTTCAAAAGAACCAAAATTGCTATCAATAAGTTCTTTAGATATCCCTGTAGGTTTATTACCAACAGAAACAGGTTGTAACTGAGGGAAAAACAAATTATGTAACTTTGCGCCTCCATAATTGAAATCATCATCGCCATCTTTGTCGTTGTATCTTTTAACATACGCTGACGCAAGTTTGCCATAATGATAATCAAGTGTGTCGCTGCTCATTACTTCCAGCTCATTCTTTTCATAAGGCAATTTTTCTTGCACTAAGTTTTCACGAACTGTATCTGCTTCAATGACTATTTCTCTGTATAATTTTATGGTCATACTGTATTTATACACTTAGGACTGTCATAAAATATAAAAGAGATAAAATCATAGCTAAATACAATTGGTTGACAACTTCACTAAGTTGTTGTATAATAAACGAAAAAATCACATTACATTATGGCATATTCAAAACAAGTAGTAGACAGATTCGAATCTGTTCTCGCAAACCCTAATGCTCACGGTGTTGGTCGCTTTGATCCTAAAGACCCAAACGTGGCAACAGGCATGACAGGCGCACCAGCATGTGGTGATGTTATGAAACTTGATCTTAAAGTAAATCCAGATACTGATATTATTGAAGATGTAAAGTTTAAAACATACGGTTGTGGTAGTGCAATAGCAAGTTCAACTATGTTTGTTGAAATGCTTAAAGGACTTACAATGTCTCAAGCATTAGAAATAAAGGATAAAGACATAGCAAAAGCACTTGATCTTCCGCCTATTAAATTACACTGTTCAGTTCTAGCAGAGGATTCTATAAAAAGAGCCTTACAGGACTGGGACGAAAAGAAAGCAAAACGTATGCATAACGGAGGGCCTGAATAATGCCTGTAAAATTTAAACCATCACAAAAAATTAGAAACAAAACAACAGGCAAAACTGAAACTCAACACTTCTATATGAAATCTACGGCTACGCAAGAGCTTGTAGACTATATAGATAGCAGTAATGCAAAGCCTAAACTTATAGTAAAAGTAAAAAAAGAACTTGCTCGACGAGCAGTTTAGTATTTAGATAAAGGTAAGTCTGCGTTAGCTGGCATATCCCATACTTGTTTTTGTTCTACACCTTTACGTTGTGCAAAACGTTTAGCATCGCAATCATTACAAACGTGGAAGTAATTGTTATTCAACCGGCTTGAGTTCATCTTTTTTAAATCCCTGGTAAATACAGTATCACAGTTATCACACTGTAGATGAACAACGGTTTTTTCACGGATATATTCGTGTGTTTTACCAAGTTTACTTTGCCTGGTGTAACAAGTATGAACTTTTTCTGTCTTAATGAACATACTTGTATTTACTATTTTACATTAGGCTTATAAAATTATTGGCTAAATACATTAGAATTAAAAGGATACTTGGAGTTAGTAGATGGCACGTAAGATTGTAGATATTGGAGCAATAGGTAACGACGGTACCGGCGATAGTATTAGAGATTCGTTTCGTAAAACGAATGATAATTTTAAAGAATTATATAGTTCACTAGGACTTGGCGAAAAACTTACTTTTATTGCCCTTGACGATACACCTACTACATTTTTAGGTCAAGAAGGTGCTGTTCTAGCTGTTAACCCAACAACAGACGGGTTACAATTTAAACAAATTACAGCAGGTTTAGGTATCACAATCGATGATACTTCTAATTCAAACCAAATTATTGTTGCTACTGAGTTTAGTGAAATCTCAGGAGACCCTAGTCCACAACTAGGTGGTAACTTATCAGTTGCATCAGGTGGTAATACATATCGTATTAAAGATATGGCTACTCCTGTTTCAGATGATGAAGCAGCAAACAAAGAATATGTAGATACAAAGATTTCAAGAGCAGGTATTGGTGCTGTTGATCCGTCAACAGGTAACCCAAATGTAGCATTTGGTACAATGACTGGTCCATTAATTTTAAGCAGAAGCCCAGAACCTGCAGATGACGAATTATATGACGGCTTGATTGCTGCAACAAAACAATATGTTGATAACGCATCATTCGGTAGTAAGGTAAACTTATATGTTGCTACATCAGGTCAAGACGAAAGAGTAGGTGTTAGTGAAGAACTACAAGGTAGAGCTCTTGCTTATGCTTATAGAACAATTGAAGCAGCACTAAAACGTGCTGAAGAACTAGTATTAGAATCACTAGACGACATTGGTCCTTATAAGAAGCAACTTACATTTAATAACGGTTCAGGTACTGTAACACTTTCAGAAATTGCATCATCACCAAGTTCAGGTATAGGATTTGCTGGTAATGCAAGAATGAGTGTCGACACTATTACTATGAACGCACCGGGTGCTAACTATCAAGCAGGAGATATTATTACACTGCAAGGTGGTACAGGATCAAATGCAACTATTGAAGTATTATCAACAGCAACAACACCAGGTGCTATTACAACATTTAAACTTTTAGCACAAGGTGATTACACAGTATTACCTGGAACAAGCGGCGTTGTTACAACTTCTGACTCAACTTTTGGTATAGGTGCTACATTTGATGTAACATATAAAGTAAACGGAATTGATATTACCAATGGTGGATCAGGCTACAGTTTAGTATCTGTACGTGTTACAGGCGGCGCTGGGTCAACTGGTTCATTTGGTACAGCAGTTATTACAAGCGGAACTATTACCAGCATTGATATTTTAGATTCTGGTTCAGGATTTACAGCAATTCCAACAGTTAATGTTGACCTACCAAGGTTCTTACTAAAAACAGATGGTTATCGTACAGACTTTACAGGTGACGTTTTAACTGATACTCCAGTAGCATTTAGAACAAGAGATCTTAGAGAAGGTTTATATTTACGAGGTGAAACATCTGGAGCACTTGCACAGATTCTTGCACACGAAGGTGCATTAGATAGTTTAGGTAATGAGATTTTTGATGTAGATATCAAGTACGGAACGTTCTTAATTGACGAGCCTATTTCATACGGTGATATTACTAACCAAATTCAAATTGCAGTCCTTGTTGAAAGTGGAATTTACGAAGAAAACTATCCACTTAAGGTACCGCAGAACGTTGCAATCATTGGTGATGAATTTAGACGTGTTCTTATTAAACCAAGACAAGGTACATCAAGTTCACCTTGGGCGTTCCAAAAGTTTAGAAGAGATACAAATATTGATGGACTGACAACTGCTACACAATTGTACGGTCATCATTACCTATCAGATTCAACACAACCAGTTTATCCTAAAATTGATAACAAAGGTGCTTATAGAAAAGCAGCAGCACTTATCAAACTTAATAAATCATTCATTCAAAACGAAGTTGTTGAATGGATCGATACACAAATTGCTTCAAACACTGCACCATTTACTCAGTCATTTACATATAACAAAGTACTATGTAAACGTGACGTAGGATTAGTTATTGATGCTATGATATTCGACCTGAAGTATGGCGGATACAATAGAACTATTTCCGCAGGTTTAAAATATTATCAAAGTGCAAGTGGAAGACTTGCAATTACTACACAGCTTTCACAAACGATTGCAGGTCTTGAAAGAGCGCAGACAGCGATTGATTATGTTATACAAAACTTACCATTACCAGGAACAGTAACTACAGCGGTACAGATTATTGATACATCGTTTATAGCAGAAACAGGAACACAAGGTGTTGTTGCTGAACTATTTGATGCTATTGAAGATGTAATGGACGGTTCAGGTAGTGTTAACTATCCAGAAGAGAACGACAAGTTAGACGTATTCTTAATGAATGACGCTAACATTATTAGAGCTGTTACAGGTCAAGGACATGGCGGCTTTATGATGGTACTTGATCCAGAAGGACAAATCCTTGCTAAGTCACCATACTGTCAAGAATCAGCATCATTCTCAAAATCAATAAACAAACAAACTTTTGCAGGTGGTATGTTTGTTGACGGCTTTGCTGGTAACTTACAATTTAGACACGCTTCATCAACAACATCTACAAGAATTGAAGTAACAGGACTAGAAAGAGTACCACAACTACCTTGTTCGTTTATTGTTGATGATACAGTATTCAGAGTAAACTATGTTAGAGATTTTGTCTTTAACAAAAACGGTTCTTCAGCATCATTTATTTTAGATGAAACTACACCATTTACTAGAACTGCTGGACCTGTTACTGCTACAATTACAAATGCTAACCCTGCTGTTATTACTTCAGCAGCACACAAATTACAAGAAGGCGCAGTTGTTAGATTTACAACAACTGGTTCATTGCCAACTGGTTTAATTGTTGGTAAAGATTATTTTGTTTCAGGTGTTAACTTAACAACAAACACATTCCAAGTAGCAGAATCACTAGGCGGCACATCAGTTGCAACAACAAGTGCTGGTAGCGGAACACACTCAATTGAAAGAATTTACGAAGTATTGATGCCTGGTAACAGGTCAATGCTATCAAATGACTTTACACAAGTTGCTGATATGGGTTACGGCCTACTTGCAACCAACGGTGGTTTAACAGAAGCAGTTTCGATGTTTACTTACTACTGTTATGCATCGTACATGTCACTTAACGGTGCGCAGATTAGATCCGTTGGTGGTTCTTCTGCACATGGTATCTATGCATTGGTTGCAGATGGTTCGGATCCACTTGAGGTTCCAACACCAACTTCATTATACAATGACCTTGCACAAACAGTTTACTGTTATTTCCCAAGTGCAGGATTTGCAAACACACAAAGTGGACTGTTCCTTTACGTTGACGGATACGATTACACGCCACTTAACAACTCAGAACTTGAAGTTGATCATGGCAATGTAATTTACAGATATCCTGTAACATCAGTTTCAACTTCTGATTTACCAGCAGGTGTTGCTAAACTTAATTTAACAAGTGATTCAACTGGTAACTTTGATGGATTGTTTGCTGTTATTCCAGACAATACTAAAATGTCGTTGCGTTCTAACTCGCAGGTTATGCTAACAGGTGAACTGGTTGACGTTGCTACAAGACCATCAACTGGTTTGATATTACAAGAATACACAGACGTTTATCGTGTTCTACAGTTTGAGTCAGCATCTGATTCAAGAGGTAACTATGAAGTAGAATTTACAGCAGCAGCACCAGGCGTTGGTACATTCCTTGCAACTATTAATGCAACGTCATCAACAGGTAATGTTGCTACGTTTAGTCAAAATCATGGATTAATTGTTGGAGACACTATTGTTCCAAGATCAACCGCAAATGGAATAACTGCAAGTACAACTTATCATATTATCGACGTTCCAACATATGACAGCGTTGTTTTAAGTACAAGTGCTGGCGGTAGTGCAGCTACACTAACCGACGGTACTCCAACTATTAAATGTGTTGTACCACACAAACAATTATTCAACTACAGACTGAGCTTTAGTTCAACTGGTACATTACCAGCAGGTATTACATCAGGTGAAACTTATTGGGTTAGAGAAGAAAACTTAACCGCAACAAACTTTGAACTTTCAAGTGTTATTAATGGGTCAACACCTGTAACAACAACTGATACAGGTACAGGTACACATTCAGCTATTATTGAAGGCTTGACTGTTACAACACTTAGAGAGAACTACAACTACATCGACTTAACACTATACAAGCCAGGCGAAGCGAAAGCAGGTACAACAGAAACTTGTACAATATCTGTTGCATCTCCGGCCGTTATTACAAAAGTAACGCATAACCTCACACAAGGTGATCCAATTGTTTTCACAACAACTGGTTCATTACCAACAGGACTTAATACAAGTACACATTACTTTGTACATACAGTTCTTGATGCAAATACATTTACAGTGAGTGTGGCATATCCGACACTGTCGGGTGCTGTACAAGTTGATACAACCGGTGTTCAAAGTGGGACACACTCATACTACACACCAACTGGTGGTGTAGGCGATAGTTCATTTGCTATTGTTGCTGTTGCTCCTCAGGAAAGATCAAGAGTACAAGGAAGTACATTTGTATTCAACGGTGAAATATATGTAATTGATTTATTTGAAGATGAAACTGTAGTTGGTAATCCTTGGGCAAGGATTACACTTGATAAACCATTAGTAGATGCTCTTACACAGTATGAAGCATCATACACAGTTAAATCTGCTGTAGCAAAAGGAACAGATGGTGCTAACGGTAAACTAACAATTAGAATTTCATTGACTCGTGTTACATCTCATGACTTACTTGAGATTGGTACAGGATCATATGCTGATACTAACTATCCAACAGAGATTTATGGACCATCAGTTAATGCGTTCAACCCTGATACAGAAACAGATGAACGAAACGTTGGACGTGTGTTCTATGTAACCACTGACCAATTTGGTAACTTCAACGTTGGACCGTTCTTTAGAGTTGACCAAGGTACTGGACAGGTTACGTTCTCAGCAGCGATTGCATTGAGTAACTTGGACGGTATTGGATTTAAGCGTGGTGTTCCTGTTTCTGAATTTAGTACAGACTCTGGTATGACTGATAACGCTGTTGATACAGTGCCAACAGAAAACGCAACTAGACTTTACATTGAAAGACGTCTTGGTACCACACACGGTGGTGCTCCAGTAACATCAGCAAACTTAATTCCACCAATCAATGGTGGCTTTATGGCACTAGATGGTTCACTGGCTATGAAAGGTCCACTCGATACTGGTGGATTCAAACTTCTTAATGTTGGAGATCCAACACAACCGCAAGACGCAGTTAACTTAAGAAACTTAACATTTACTAACTTACAAGAATTTTCAATCAATAATCTGAAAGCAAACGATATACTTGCATTTACAGGTAACGGTAACGATGCAATTAATGCAACTATTGTAGGTGATATTGCTTTAGATATTGACTCAACTGCAAACACTATTGATGCACAAATACAGCCAGATGTAATTGTTAACGCTGACGTTAACCCTTCAGCAGCAATTGATCAAAGCAAGTTGAATATGACCGATGCTCAAGTACGTGCAAATGCAACAGGAATTACACAGGCTAATAAAGGTATTGCAGCATTTGATAATACGTTCTTTACTGTTACAGACGGTTGGGTAACAATTACAGACAGTACAATTACTAAAGCAAAACTAGAACCTGTTACTGGTAAAAGTGTATTAGGTAATAACTTACTAAGTGCTGATCAACCAACAGACGTCTTGTTTACAACTGTTGTTGACCAAGGTGGTTCTATTAAGAAATCACAATATAGTACAACTGGTTTCTTAAGAAGAATTAGTAGTTCAAGTAACACTGCTGATGCTGATTACGGTATCATTGAAGCAACTGCAAACGCAAGTGCAAGTCAACTTGTACAAAGAGACGGCAACGCAGATGCACAAGCAAGAATATGGAACGCTACAAGCTCATTTAATGTTAACGGTAACACAGCAGTAGGTTATGGTACATCAGGATCTGCAAGTTATGTAAGAGTGTTTACAGGTTCAAGTGGTAGTGGTGGTTTATATTTACAGAACGGTTCACTTGCAACAGACAAGAGAAACTTTTATGATAATGACTATCACCAGTTTAGAACACAGAACGGTGTATCACTTGCACCAGTTGAAGCATCATCAATTATTACAACGTCATTAACAACTGGCGGTAATACTACAGCAGGTACAGTAACAGGACGTTGGACATTAACAGGAACAACTCCAAGTGAATCAAGGTTTGAAGCAACATATGCAGCTGACCTTGCAGAATACTACGAAGGTGACAAGGAATACGAAGTCGGAACAGTGCTAGTATTTGGTGGTGACAAGGAAGTTACAACTTCTAATAAGAAAGGCGATCCAAAAGTAGCAGGTGTTGTTTCGGATAGAGCAGCATATGTTATGTACGCAGGGTGTCCTGGATTTAAAAATCTTGTTGCACTACAAGGTAGAGTACCTTGTAAGGTAGTTGGCAAGATTGAAAAAGGTGATTTAATTGTGTGTGCAGGCATACACGGTGTTGGTACAGTAGCAGATAGCGATGTACGAGCAGGTACAATTATTGGTAAAGCAATTGAAGCATATGATAGTGATCATATAGGCACAATTGAAGTAGCGGTAGGGAGAAACTAATGGCATATAATACAAACATAACGCCAGGTAATCCACCACTTTTATGGGATAAGTTTAAAAGTGCATTAGATGAAGTCAATGCAAACTTTGTAACTATCGGTGCAACACTTGCAGGTGGCGAACAAAAAACAATTACTAATACAACCCAAGCAAGTCCTGTTGTAGTTACAACTTCAACAGCACACGGACTTACTGACGGACAACGTGTAACTATTACAGATGTAGTAGGTATGACACAACTAAATGGTAATACTTATTATGCGGATGTACTAACCAGTAACACTTTTGCTCTTTACACAGATGCAGGAATTAGTTCAGCAGTTAATGGCACAGGCTTTACTGCATATGCATCAGGTGGTAAAACACAAGGACTAAATGAATTTAGTACACTTAACTTAGAAGCACTTACTACTTCTGTTAAGCCAGCAGACGATGCACAAAAAGTTTTAGGTGATGCTACACACAAATGGAAAGAAGTACACGTTGCTGAAACATTAGATTCAGCAGGTAATGAAGATAATGGATTGTATTTAGGTACAGCACATGTTAAAGGCGAAAGCGGTAAAGTTGATTTACCATTTGGTTCAACTATTGGCGGTGACTTAATTATTGATCCAGAGAAAAGATATTTTAGATATATTAATTTAGATGACGGTGATATTGTTGAAGCTGATCACACAAATGATACTTTATCATTTTACGGTGGTACTGGTGTACAACTAGTAGCAGGAAGTGATGCAGACAGTATTACATTTATTAACGATGGTGTAACACAAGCAATTGCAAGTACAGGTATTACAGTTAGTTCAGCAACAGGCAATGTAACAATTACTAACACAGGTGTTACATCTGCACAAAACACAACTAACATTCCTAGTAGAGCAGCAGGAAGAACAGCAGGCGAAGGTATTACAGTTAGTTCAATAACTGGTGCTGTGCAGTTTACTAACACAGGTGTGCTAGAAGTACAACAAGGTTTTGGTATTACAGTTTCAACAGATCCTGCAACAGGTATTGCAACTGTTTCAAACTCTGCTCCAGCAGTTCCAACATTCCAACAAATTGCTGTCGACGGACAAACTAGTATTGCAGCAGATAGTACTGCTGATATTTTAAGATTTGAAAATGGTTATGGAATCAACATTACACTTGATTCACCTAACGATAAAATTACTGTTGCACTTGATCAAAAAATTGATATAACAGGTTCAGTATTTGCAGATGACAGTACAATATTAGTAGATGGTGTTCTTGGAAGAATTGTTGCTCCAGTATTCGCAGACACAAACGGAACACACTACGGCCCAGTACAAGGAACAGTTACAGGAAACTTAGTTGGTCCAAGTGCAGGTTTACATACCGGAGAAGTAAAAGGTTCAGTTGTTGCTGACGATAGCACATTATTAGTTGACGGAGTCGATGGCAAGATTGTTGGTAACGTTGATTCAGGAAGTGTATTAGTAGGAGCGTTAGCACCAAACGCTATTTCAGTTGATGTTGGTGCTGATGGTAACAGATTTGAAAATGCTTGGTTTACCGGTAACATTGCTACAGACTCATTAACTGCAAATCTAATTACTGGAAATTTAAAAGGCACTGTAGTTGGTGACGACAGTACAATATTAGTAGATGGTGTTAGCAGTACTATACCAGCAGCAGTATTACAAGGTACAGCAACCATTGACATTAGAGGTTCAGTATTTGGTGATGACTCTTCTGTGGTAATTGATGGTGCAACAGGCACAGTTACAGGTAAGATTGCACCAGGCTCAGCTGCTCCAAGTTCAGAAACAGAAGCAGCAGAAGTTGGCGAAATTAGAGTTGATGACAATTATGTTTATGTCCGCAAGAGTACGGGCTGGGGCAAAATTGCAATTGGCGGTTGGGTATAGGAGCGGATAGATGGCAAAACTTACAGTAAACATTGGAACATCCGCAAACGATAGAACAGGCGATACTCTACGTGGAGCGTTTGAAAAAATTAATTCTAACTTTACAGAACTTTATGTTGGACCACCACAACTAACACAAACTGAGATAGATGCACTTACACCAGTTTTTGGAATGATGGTTTACAACACAACAACAGGAAAGTTTCAAGGATACGCTGCTGATGCAAATAATGATAGTACAGCAGGCTGGGCAGATCTACATTAGGAGTGATACATGGCGATACAAACAATAAACATAGGTAATATTGTAAACGACGGGTTAGGTGATGATCTACGAACAGCGTTCCAGAAAGTTAACACAAACTTCTCAACACTAGAAACAGAACTAACAATTACAGCAACCAATACAGGTGCTAATGGTGTTAGTGTGTTTAGAGATAAAGTTGGTGCAAATCTAAACTTTAGAAAACTAGTAGCTGGTTCTAAAATTCAACTTGACGAAGGTAACGAAGCAATTATTGTTGCTAGTACTGCGCCAGATGCATTTACAAGAATCGATACAGATAGTGGTAGTATGTTGGCTAATACACACCAACAAATTACTATGGAAGGTACTAGTGCGCCACAATCAGAAAACGGATTCAAAGATATTGAAGTTACCGCTGTAGGCAGCACTATTAAATTTAAAACTATTGTACCGGTAACTGAATACTTAACAACATACGACTTTGGACCTGTTGGAGCTTCAGGGTTTGAAAATGCCATACAATTAGCACTGCAAGGATCTAATATTGATTTTGGTACACTAACGTATGATTCAGGAATCAATTTAGATGTTGGCGGTTTATAAGGAGCAAATTCTAAATGGCAATTACTTGGATTACGCCAGCAGGAGACCTAGGTACTTTCGAAGAAAGGATCACAGTCAACATTCCAATAGAAGCGTCTACTGATACTTCTAGTACAATTTCATATTCTATAATTGCTGGTTCACTTCCTGTAGGTTGTGTTTTATCTAATGGTGTAATCAAAGGCGCACCTGGAGAAGTTACAAAACACACAACTAATAAATTTGTTATCAGAGCTGATGACGGTACTGGTGGCTGTATGGATAGAACATTTAGTATGTCCATAACAGGAGCAGACTTTCCAGAATGGATTACAGAAAGAGGTTATTTAAATGTTGGGCAAGGTGATGCATACTTTGCACTTGACGATTCTAAAATAGACTTTCAATTACAAGCAACAGACAAAGATCTTACAGCAGGGGAGACTCTAAGCTACTATATGGTGCCTAACAGCGGTCTTTTACCTCCGGGCTTGTCATTGTCCCAAACAGGAAAGATCAGCGGTTTTACGGAGCCTGTGCAGGCTGTAGAGTACAATTCAACTAACACTGGAGCATACGATACACATTCTTTTGATACTGTTCCACTTGATATTGCAAAAAATACATCAACTGGTTTTGACACATACTTTTACGATACACAAAGATTTGACTATGCAGAAGGAAGTCAAATACCTAGAAAATTAAGTAGAGAATATACATTTAGTATTGCAGTTACTGACGGCATTAATGCTATACATAGAACATTTAAAATCTATGTTGTTACTGAAGAATTTTTAAAAGCAGACAACACATTACTACAAGTTGATACAAATTTATTCCAAGCAGATAATAGTGGTAACAGACAACCACTATGGATTACAGATCCTTACTTAGGTAGATATAGAGCAAATAACTTTGTAACTGTTGCACTAGATGTTTACGATCCACCTACACTATCAGGTACAATAACTTATTTCTTAGTTGAAAATAATCCAGATGGTACTCCAAGTACTATACCACCCGGTCTTACTCTCGACACTGTAACAGGAGACCTTTCTGGTAAAGTTCCGTATCAAGCAGCAGTAACTAAAAATTATCAGTTCACTATGAGAGCTGTAAACTTTCCTGCAAACTTAGCAACAATTAATTACACACTTGTAGGTAATTGGAGTAGTACTAGAATTTATACTGTTAACGAAGCAATTGTTTATGATGGAATTATTTACATCGCTATTGTGGAGAACCAAAACAGATTGCCTACAGATACTGATTTTTGGGTGCCAGGTGTTTCAACAGTTGAAAGAACATTCAACATAGACATCATTGGTGAGGTTGAAAGTTCAATTGAATGGATTACACCTTCTGATAGAGGAACTATTAAACCTAACGAGCCAAGTAACTTATATGTCGAAGCAAAAAGTTTATTGTATGGTGGCAGAATTTTATACACACTTGAAAGTGGAAACTTACCTGCAGGATTAGAATTTTTACCTACAGGACTTATTCAAGGTAAAGTAAAACAATTTGAAGATGATAAAGGGTTAGGGCTAACTAGATTTTATGAACAGGATAGTGCTGGAGAAGATTCATCAACTAGATCTCGAGACTTTAGTTTAACATTTGATCAAGGTCGATCGTCTTTTGATAAAGAGTTTAAATTTACAGTTAAAGCACAAGACGGTGCAAACTTTGCTGAAGCATTGAGAGAATTTAAAATTAAAGTAATTGCTGATAATCAAACAGTATTCTCAAACATATATGTTAGAGCATTACAATCAAAAGAGAAAAGATTATCATGGTTTAACTTTATTACTGACTCTACTGTTTTTAAACCAGAGGACATTTATCGTTATGGTGATAAGAACTACGGAGTACAGAGTGAATTAACAGCATTACTATTTGCTGGTATTGAAAGTAAAACAGCAGAACTGTTTGTTTCTGCAATGGGCAGGAACCATTACAACAAACGCTTTACGTTTGGTAATGTTAAAAAAGCAGTAGCAAAAGACCCAACTACATCTGAATTGTTGTATGAAGTTGTATATGTTGATATAATTGACGATCTTGAAAAGAATGGTAAAAGCATATCACAAGTAGTAGAATTACCAGATGATATTAATAGTAAAATCATTGTAAGTTACGACAGTATTAGCATTGATAGTGATGTTCCATTAGTAAGTGATTCAGATCATCAAAGAATTTTTCCTAATTCAGTAAATAACATGAGAAAGAGAATACAAACTGTTGGGGAAAGAGACAGAGGGTTTTTACCTCTATGGATGAGAAGTATACAAGAAACAAGCACTTTTGAGCTTGGATTTACTAAAGCATTAGTATTATGCTATACAAAACCAGGGAAAGCCGACAGTATTATAGCTAGAATTAAACAAAAAGCGTTTGATTTCAAGTCTATTAACTTTGTTGCAGATCGCTATATCATAGATATAGTTGACGGGCAAATTGAGGATAAATACTTTGTATTCCCGCAACGTGGAGAAAAGAAACCGTGAGTAATATAAATTATTTGAGCATAAACGAAAACTTTCCTGTAGCAGGTGCCGATAACGACACCCAAACATTCAGGGATAATTTCGATACTATTAAAACAAGTTTAAACACAGCCAAGACTGAAATTACTAGTCTTGAGTCAACTACTGCTAGATTATCTAATCCAGGCGGTGGTGCATACATTAATGACTTTCAACTTAACCAAGTTACAAGAGCTGTTATGGCAAATAACAGAGATAAACTTAACAATTTGGGTACAGTACCACTTGTTGAAGGTACAACAACAGAGATTGATTACCAAACTGGCTCATACTTTATTATTAACGCTTCATCCGCTCTTAACTTACAGTTTACAAACTTTGCTGGAGATCCTGCAAATGGTGAAGAAACATCAGCCCAAAGTGGTGTTAGTAAAGTAACTTTGGAACTTTATACATCAGGTGTTGGTGATAGAGCTGTAACATTTACAACTACAGGCGGAACTGTAATTAAGAAAGATAGCAGTTTTCCAGCATCACTTACATTAACTTCTAACACAGATCCTGTGTTTATTGAAGTTTGGCGTCATAGCCAAGAATTCATATACATGAGATACTTAGGCTCATTTAGTTAATATGTTTCACCCATTAGAAGAAGATTTATCCGAAATGACTACCTCTGAGGTAGAGCTTAAACTAAGCGAATTGAACAAAAAATATTACCAAGCGAGCCGTTTAGGCAATAATCAACTGTTGACACAACTTCAAACTTTTGTTACAATATATAGAAATGAACTTCGCCAGAGAGCAATACAAGCGAAATTTGATGAACAAGAGAAAGATTTGGATCAACTGATTAATGTGGACTGAAACTAATACTACTGAACAACTTATTAAAGGCATAGTTAAGTATGGCCCGGACATACTTGAGCATTGTGTATGCACTGATGACCTTAGTAAATACAAAAACAAGATAGAAAAAGAATTTCTTGACTATCCACTTCCAAAAAAATCAATAGATTCTACTAATTGGTTTCTTCCGTACAAATATCAAAACATGGACATTAAGCAACATTTGTTAGCCAGATGTTCAAGTGATGCTGAATTAGACAGGGTAAATATAGAACTAGCAGAGTATGAGAAGCGAAATTTGTTTCCGTTGCTTAAACAGATGGTATATATAATAGATACACTTAGAGAAAAGAATATTGTTTGGGGTGTAGGTAGAGGTAGTAGTGTTGCTAGTTTTGTACTCTATTTAATGGGAGTACACAAGGTAGATAGTATTAAATACAATATACCACTAAACGAATTCTTTAAAGGAGAAATATAATGGCACTAGTAAGAAGTATGAGAGGTAAGGAAGTTGACATGGAGAAACTTAATCTCAAAAATGAAGAACTTCCAGCAGTTGGAAATGCTAAAGTAAATGCACGTGGAGACGAATTAGGTGCAGGTGGAAAGATTATTAGAACAAGAGAAGAAGTTCTATCAGACTACTACAAGCAAAATCCAAGAGCAATCAAAGAAGAAATCGTAAGTAGAAAAAAGTAATTTTTAGATAGGACAATCCATGAGAGTAGAATCATTGGTGATTGTCGGCGGTGGAAGTTCAGGGTGGATGTCAGCAGCCGCACTGTCTAAACTATGTCCACACATCGACATAACCATTATTGAATCACCTAACATAAAAACTGTAGGTGTAGGTGAAAGTACACTCGGTCACATTACAAAATTTTTAGATTTGCTAGGTCTTGAAGATAAAGACTGGATGGCAGAGTGTAATGCTACATACAAAAATTCAATCAGGTTTACAAACTTTAGAGAGAACGACGGTACCAGTTTTCAATATCCTTTTAGTTTAGGTTTTGATATGACTGATAAGCCAGGCGGAATAGATGCTTGGTCAGAGTTAGCAACTGTATATCCAGATGAATTTACTCCTGATACATTCGCTAAATTTTATGCTACCGCTAACACATATCTTTCTGATATGTGCAAAGGCACAACAAATGCAGATGAAAAATTAAGACATTATAGTTTTAAATGGGATACTGCATATCATGTTGATGCTGCAAAATTAGGACAATATCTTAAAAACAATATTGCTATGCCTAATGGCGTAACATTGTTAAATCACGATGTAGTACACGTTGATATGGAAGACGATCAAATAAGCGGTCTTTTATTAGATAACGGAGAAACAGTATCAGCAGACCTTTATATTGATTGTACAGGATTTCAATCAATGCTTTTAGAAAAAGCAATGAAGCAAGAGTTTTTGTCATTTGATGATTATCTAGCAAACGACTGTGCTTGGGCATGTAGAGTACCTTATGAAGATGTTGAAAAAGAAATGCACCCTTACACAGACTGTCATGCATTAGATAATGGTTGGGTATGGCATATTCCATTATGGAATCGAATTGGTACTGGGTATGTATACTCATCAAAATTTACAACTGCTGACGCAGCAAAAGAAGAATTTAGAAAACACCTAGCAACAACAGGTTCAAAAGAACGTGCAGACAATGCAGAAATGTTTCACATTAATATTAAGCATGGCCGTAGACGTAGAGGTTGGGTACGCAACGTTGTTGGCATTGGACTAAGTTATGGTTTTGTAGAACCTTTAGAATCTACAGGACTACTAACAACGCATGAAAACTTAGTTAAGTTAGTAGAGTGTTTGAATAGAAGAAACGGTTGGGTAACAAGAACAGAGAAAGAAGGATTCAATTACGCTGTTGAATCAGAAGTATTAAAATTTAGAGATTTTATTTCAACTCACTATGCTCTTTCAATGCGTGACGATACTCCTTATTGGAAACATGCAACAGAGTATCACGAGTATTGTCCGGAACTTGTAGGCGAAAATTATAATTTAAGAAACACACAATATCAATCTTTGATCGGCGGAATTACATTAGGTAATACCTATAGTGGAGCAGCAGACTTTCCACCCTCTTTATTTTTAGCGGCTGGTATGGGTGTAAAACCAAAAGCAACTAAAGAAATCGTTTTACACGAAGGACCGTACTGGGGCGGGGTAACTAAGTTAGAAGAACTAGATTTTCAGAAACGCAGTTATGAAGATTACAGAGACTTTGTAATTGATTATGTTTCTAAACTTCCTAGTCATTACGAATTTTTGAAGAATCATATTTATGGAGGCAAAGATGATCAAAGGTAAACTTACACCATTACATGATGACGTGTTAGTATATAACATGCACTTTGGTGAAACTGTAACTAAAGGCGGCATTATCATGGCAAGTGATGATGCAAAAGCACACGGAGTCAAATGTCGTTGGGCAAAAGTTTATGCTAAAGGTGCTACAAACACAGACGACTACAAATCAGAAGATTGGATCTTAATTGAGCATGGTCGTTGGACACGAAAGATCAAAGTGGATTGTCCCGATCGCGGTGAAATCGAGGTACAAAAGGTTGAGAAGTCCGCCATCCTCGCTGTAGGTACCGAGGACTTTGAACCAGAACTAGCCTATTGGGGACAACATTATGGAGATGGTGACACCGCCACATTTAATCCTGGTGACTTTGGTGCTCAATAAGCGTATTGTATTTCGGGCATTAACCTAAATGTCAAGGCTCTACGAGGGCCTTGTGTTGTATTAATTGTAATCTCCCCTGACTTTTCATGGAACTCTATTTTAGTAATTCTAGCACGTTTATTATTTTTACCGACAAGGATTTCTTGTCCTACTTCAAGGTTTAGTGAAAGATTCTTAATCATGGGATTCTCCTTTTGTCCAGCGAATGCTGCTAAAAATATTTACCTTAGGGGTTGACAACAATAAAGTACTATTATATAATAAAGCAATAACAGTAAAGGAAATATAGATGTCTACAGTAGATCTAAACAAATACAAAGACTTTGTAAAAGAAGTAACATCAGAAGAGTCAAACGATTGGGCTTATACACAAGCTCGTTTGCATGAATTAAATGACGAAGTTAATATTTCATTATTAATGACAGGTGCTATTGGTATTGCATCAGAAGGAGGCGAATTTGCAGAAATTGTTAAAAAATGTGTATTCCAAGGTAAACCTATGGACGATGAAACTAAGTTTCATGCTAAACGAGAACTTGGGGATATTATTTGGTATTGGATCAATAGTTGCCGTGCATTGGGGTTGGATCCTAATGAAGTCATAGCAGAGAACGTTAACAAATTAAAGAAGCGTTATCCGGGTGGTGAGTTTGACGTACACTATTCAGAAAACAGGCAAGAAGGTGATCTTTGACACGAGGATTTACAGCATCATCATTTGACTTGTTCCACAGTGGACATGTTGCTATGCTTAAAGAAGCAAGAGCAAATTGCGACTATATGATTGTTGGTTTGCAAACAGACCCAACACTTGATAGACCAGAAAAGAATAAGCCAATCCAAAGTGTGTTTGAGCGTTACGTACAACTTGAAGGTTGTAAGTATATTGACGAAATTATTCCTTATGAATCCGAAAAAGACTTAACGGATATTTTTCTTACATATGGAATAGATGTACGTTTTATTGGTGAAGAATACAAAGATAAAGACTTTACTGCCAAACAAATATGTGTTGACAAAAACATTAAAATACATTATAATAAAAGACAACACTCATTTAGTACAACTAATTTGAGAAAACGCATTAAGGAGTCGGAATGAAAGAGTTATGGGTAGAAAAGTATCGTCCTAAGAAACTTGAAGATTATGTTTTTAGAGACAATCATCAGAAAGCACAAGTACAAGCATGGGTTAAAGATGAAAGTATTCCGCATTTGTTGTTTAGTGGTGCAGCCGGCATTGGTAAAACTACTATGGCAAAGATGCTTGTTAATGAACTAGGTATTGAAAGTTATGATGTACTAGAAATTAATGCTAGTAGAAATAACTCTGTTGATGAGATTCGAGATAAGATTACAGGCTTTGTGCAAACTATTCCGTTTGGTCCATTTAAAGTTGTATTACTTGATGAGGCAGACTATTTGTCGCCTAACGCACAAGCGGCACTACGTGGTGTTATGGAAGAATATCATAGCACATCGAGATTTGTTTTAACGTGTAACTATCCTAATAGAATTATTCCTGCTATTCATAGCAGATGTCAAGGCTTTCATATTGAAAAAATTGATCAGACAGAATTCACTGCAAGAGTTGCAACTATTCTTGTTACAGAAAATATTGAGTTTGAATTAGATACACTTGATAATTATGTAAAAGTTTCGTATCCAGACTTGCGTAAATGTATTAATATGGTACAGCAAAACGTAAGTGGCAGCAAACTAAGTTCTCCTACTAAAGGTGACGAAGGAGAAGCTGACTGGAAGTTTGAAATGGTCGAACTATTTAAAGCAGGTAAAATTACACAAGCACGTAAACTACTTTGTGGTAAAGTACGTGCAGAAGAAATGGAAGAGATTTATCGTTGGCTGTATGACAACTTAGAAATATTTGGTGAAGAAGAAAAGCAAGACACAGCAGTAATCATTATTAAACAGGGTTTAGTAGATCATACATTAGTTGCAGATCCTGAGATTAACTTGGCTGCAACACTAATTAAGTTAGCAAGACTATGAAGATAAGATACTACCACGACATAGATGGTCCTAGGTGGATTGGGTTCTTACTTGCAATTATCGCTGCTTTTATTCTTTCAGACGCTAATCCAGAAACACAATGGATAGGCTGGGCAGTTGCTACAGTTAGTTGTGCAATGTGGATTTACTTTGGTATTAAAGATAAAGATATACCAAGAGCATTAATGGAGGGTATGTATTTGCTTTTAGCATTAAGAGCTATATATAATTGGTTAGTATGACACTTACAAAACACATGATGTTTCCGATTCCTTTTTACGAGTTTGATTTATCACACTGCGTAGAACAGTCGCTTGAATTAATTCCTAAAGAGTCTAATAACATAAATCCCCATTACCCATCAATTAATCAAACAGACAATCAAGTATTGCATACACTAGATCATTGGAAGTTTCTAAAAGACGAACTAGAAGATTGCATGTTGCGAATACAAAAAGAAGAAGTATACGATCCTGCCTTTGGACATATAAAGTTAACAAGGCTTTGGGCTAATATGGCTCTTAAAGGATCAGGTGGTGACCAGCGTCAACATAGACATCCTATGGCTTACTTTAGTGGTATCTTCTACTTAACAGAAGGTGCGCATACTAAGTTTATGGATCCTTGTTATGCTAGAAGCCTTTCAGCTATTGAAATACCTAATGATTATATGTACGATAGTTTTACTATTGAACCTAAGCCAGGACAAGTTATAATCTTTCCTAGTTATGTACAGCATTTAACTTTGCCACATACAGGTGATAATGATAGGATTACAATGGCATTTAATGGTTTACCGGAGAAAATGGTACCGTGACACACGTAGTTGACGACAAATGTATTAACTGTAAACACACAACCTGTGTAAGTGTTTGCCCTGTAGATTGTTTTTACGAAGGTGCAAACATGCTTGTAATCAATCCTGATGAATGTATTGATTGTGGTGTATGTGTTCCTGAATGTCCTGAAGATGCAATATGGCAAACTGACGATGAAGAAAACAAATGGTTTAAACATAACCAGTATTTTTCAAATGATGCTAATTGGCCAAACATTACAGACGAACAAGAGCCAATGGAAGACTATGTAGATTTTGCAAAAGAAAACTACAAAGAAGATAAAACAAAATTATTTAAAGCAATACCTGCTATACAAATAGACTAATGAAAATCAAGATAGAATTAGAAGTCGACACAGCTCGAGATGAGGATCAAAATCTCATAGATGAGCTTATTGATCTTTTAGACCAACTCCGCGATAGATTCCAAGAAGAATAAGGGAGTTTTTACACTCCCCTAAACTTTACTGATCTCCGTAGATCTCTAGAATCTCTTTTACTGCTTCATGCCTTTCAATATGCGTTTTGTCGAACTGACATATATCAACATATTGATGGTTACGGAAGTTATTATATAACCCAAGGAACTCAAGTAAGCCGTTATTGCTAGGGCGGTCCGCCTGTTGCAAGTCACCTGTTACCACCATCTTAGATCCTTCACCTAATCTTGTGAGAAGCATTTTCATTTGATTAGGCGTAGCGTTTTGCATTTCATCTGCAATAATTACAGAGTGTTTAAAGGTTCGCCCTCGCATATATGCTAAAGGACTAATCTCAAGAATACTTTCTCTCATCTGTCGCTCCACTTCACGTTGACAGAAGTTGTCAGAAAAAACATCGAAAATTGGTCTTGTCCAAGGAGCCATTTTGTCGTTAAGATCCCCTGGTAAAAATCCATGTTGCTCGTCCACAGAAACCGCAGGTCTCGTAATAACAATTTTATCGAAATTGCCGTCTTTCCAAGCATCAATAGCCCATTGTACACCTAGCATAGTTTTACCTGTACCCGCTGGTCCACATGCAAATACAATATGTGTATCAGCATTGTTTAGCGTTTCTAAGTATATTTCTTGAGCTTTGTTTTTGGGAGTTAGAGCAACACGTTTGCGTGTCTTTTCGTTGATGTTTATTACGTTGTTGAAGTTTTGTGAGTGGTGAGATTGTTTTCTTTTACTCTTCATATTAAGCATTTCCTCCGTGCTTTGTTGGGCTCAAACACAGAGTTATACCTAAATTAGCGATGTTAAGTCCGTGTTCGAACATACTAATATTTACTCGATTAATTCATATATAAAGCTCTTAGTTTAAATTTGAGCATAAATACAATAACAATAGGAGAACAGGAAATCTCAGATGGCAACTACTAAAGATATTATTGCAAACATTGAACAAATTTATGGTTCAAATAACAGCCTAAATCTACTAAAAGACTTCGAACGTGTCTTAGATGAATTAGACGTGTATGTGTATGACGGCTGGTTAGATGGCGAATTAGTGTCTGGTCCTAACGAATCAAGATACTTTGTTGAATGTACGTTTATGTGGCCATATGAAAATATGCCTGAACCACAAGGCGGTAAAAGATTAAAAGAATACGGATGCAAAGTAGGCTTTGCAGAATCTGCTATTGCTAAAGTTAGAAAAATTAAAGCAGTAGACGATATTAGACCTGGTACAAGAAAAGGTAAAATCGACTACGAAAACATTTGGATGGTGAAAATTGCTATGCCAAAACGTTTAATGAAAAACATTGATCGCGGTTATAAGAACCTTGATAGAAATAAAGTACAAGACATCATGGCGAACAATGCAGTTAATATGAACCTTGAGCCTGCACAAGAAGTAGCAGCACAACAAGAGGCACCAGCAGATGACACAGCAGCAGCACAATAAAGTTTTAGAAGAAGGATTACGTAAAAACGATCTAGTGGATCTAGTATATCCTATGTTTGAAGTAGATAAGTTTAGATCAAAGATGGGAGAAGATAGAGATGTTTGTGTTGTAACATTCCAAGCAAAAGACAGATACCCAGCAAGAGATTTAATGGAGTTTATCGAAAAAGGATTTTCATTTGTGCTTGACGCAGATGTTAGTTCAGGAGAGAACGAAGAAGGCGAATATTCAGTATTTGTAGAAATTGAAAGAAACAAAAGGCTAGCAGAACAAATTGACGATTTACTTTATGGCGTATCTAAACTAACAGGCATTGAAGATTGGAAGTTTCAATACTATAAAGACGATAAGAAAAGAGAAGCTACAAGAGAAAATTTAAGCAAAGTTATTCCTACAGATAAACAAATGTACGAAGCAAAACTAGCACAGGTAAGAACAGACGAAGTAAAGACTTTCTTTTCTAAAACGCTCATGGACAACTTAGAACTTAAAGATGATATCATTACATTTTATAAGCCCTTCGGTAATGTTATCAAGATGAAGTGGATTAAAGAGGGCGCAACAAAAGATATAATCGAAGGTCTTGATGCAACTACGGATATTGGTTTAGATGCTTCTGCTGAAACATTTTGGTTAAGCAAAGTACTAGGCGATTACAATATTAACAAAGTTGGCGCTGACTTCGTATTTACTAATGGACAGAAGTCCATGATATTACAAAGGATTGAATAATGAAATTTGAGTTTACAAAAGAGATGTGTGAAGAAGTATTGCACGGTAACAGTAAAGTAGACGAATGGTATGAAGCACTTCTTGAAATGCTTCCTAAGTATGAAATTGATACTGTCGATAGAGCAGCAGGGTTTTTAGCACAATGCGCTCACGAAAGTCTTAACTTTAGAGTACTTGAAGAAAATTTAAACTATAGTGCAAAAGCATTAGATGCAGTGTTTGGAAAATATTTTGCACGTGGTGGCAGAGATGCAAACGAATATGCAAGACAACCAGAAAAAATTGCAAACGTAACATACGCAAATAGAATTGGTAATGGTGATACAGAGTCAGGCGATGGCTGGCGTTTCCGTGGTAGAGGTGTTATTCAATTAACTGGTCGTGCTAACTATGCTGACTTTGGTAAAACTATCGGCATGACTGCTGAAGAAGTAATTGATTATGTAACCACTATCAAAGGTGCATTAGAAAGTGCATGTTGGTTCTGGGACACAAGAAAAATTAATGCTATGGCTGACAATCAAGATATTGTTGCTATGAGTAAAAAGGTTAACGGCGGAACAGTAGGCCTTGAAGATCGTAAAAAACATTTTAAACATTTCTTAGATGTATTAGGTGGAAACTTTGATCCTAGTAAAGCACCAGCACCAGTTGTTGGTATTTTAAGAAAAGGCGCAAAAGGTGCAGCAGTTATGCAAATGCAAGAGAAACTTGGTATTGCAGCAGACGGCGACTTTGGTCCTGGTACTGAAAGGGCTGTTAAAGAGTGGCAAACCAAAAATGGTTTAGTTGCAGACGGCATTGTAGGTCCTAAGACCCTTGCTAAGTTGATGGAGTAGAATGTCCGGAGTTTGTCAAAACTGTGGAAGGGAACACGAAGGCCGATTAGTCGAAACATTTAAGGATGGAGACAATAAGCCAATAGAGATAGTAGTGTGTCAATATCCAAGGTATAAATACGAAGCACAAACTAACGAGGATTAAATTATGTGGAAAGAGCAAGTCATGCAAGTACTGGAAAGACATTTCGGTACTGGAAAAGAGATCACTGAAGCAAGTCATTTTATTGATGATTTAGATGGAGATGATTTTGATATCGTTGATGTCACTGATCAAGTTTGTAAAAAATTAGAAATTAATATTCCAGAAGAAGATACTTTTAACATTGCAACAGTACAAGATTTACTAAACGAGGTGGAGAAAAACATTGTTCAGTAGTATTAAAATAGCAATGATTCTAGTTGTACTTGCTGCGGCAGGTGGCGGTTTTATGTATGTTAAGGCATTACAAAAAGATCTCGACACAGCAAAAGCAAACATTATTAAACTAGAAGATGGCATCAATGAGCAAAAGGCTGTAATTGCACAGCAGCAAGAAGATTTTGAAGCCATTATTAAAGTCCGAAATGACCTTCAGGACTTAAATAGAGTATTAGAAACTGCAAATAGAAACCTAAACGAAAAGTTTAATAAACTAAATGCAGCAGGTGATAGAAGAGATATTGGGGCTTTATCGGTAACCAGACCAAAGTCCATTGAGAGAATTTTAAATAAAGACGAAGTTCACGAGAGACGTTGCTTTGAAATCATAGGCGGTGCTCCGTTAACTGAAGAGGAGATAAATGCTAGTAAGAAGTCACAGATCAATACTGTTTGTCCTGAACTTGCTAATCCTAACTACGCTGCTTACTAGTTGTAGTACGATTCAGCCTTTAGAAGTTTTTAAAACAGAAGTTGAACGCAGACCTTTAGATTTACCTTTACCTGAACCAGCAAAACTAGAACAAGTTCGCTGGATTATAATCAATCGCGAAAATGCAGAACAAGTATTTTCAGACTTAGAAAAACAAAATATTGATCCAGTTATTATAGGATTAACAGACGAAGACTACGAAAACTTCAGAAAAAATTATGCACAAATCCGTGCATACATGATCAAGCAAAACAAAATCATTGATGCTTATAAAGAGTACTACGAAAGCGAAACTGCTGAAGAAAAATAGTGCTAACAAGGGCGATCATAATAGCATTTCTAGTTATGCTTGCCTCCTGTCAACAACTACGCTGTAAACTTAAACCTGGCGTAGATGTAAGCATCGAATCAACAGATACCAAACAACTACCTAACGTCAAGCCCAAAGCTGAAGTTAATTGTGCATTTTAAATAAATACTACTATAATTAACTAGGAGCGAATATGTGGGAAATGATAGAAAGAATGGCGACTGATCGCTTGTGGATCTACACAGCAATCGCAGGTTCTCTACTTGGAGCAGCATTCTTGTTTTGGTTTAAAGACACAAGAATGGCAACTTGGGCAGTTGCAAAGTTTGATAACTTTCTTGCTTACCTAGCAGTACGTTGGGGGTGGACTTGGTTACAGGATGACCCAGACGCCTGGCGTGTTAAATATCCTAAAATTACATCAAAAATTGACGAATTAGAAAAACGTATTAAACATCTTGAGGGGAAGAGATAATGAGCGACACTCAAACTAAAAAAGTAAATATCGAACTTGAAGTAGATACAACTACTGTTGACAGTTCTAAAAATAGATACCAAACTTGGATTGATCTTGCAAAAGCTGTAGACAGTTGGAGAATATTTCCAAGACTGTTTATCACAGTGTATATTGTTTTGCTATATCAAGTTGTACATTGGTACATGGGATTAGGAACGGCTGCTACTATGGAACAGTCAGGACTTGTTTCAGTTGTAGTTGGTGCTGGTGCTGCATGGTTTGGCTTATACGCTGGAACCAGTAAGAAGTAGCTCAATAAGTATTACAAATAAGTACTAGTATGGACTACTATTCTATACTAGGCGTCAATAGAGATGCTTCGGAAAAGGAACTTAAATCAGCATACAAGAAAGCAAGTATGCAACATCATCCTGACAGGGGTGGTGATGAAGAAAAGTTTAAGAAAATTAACGAAGCATATTCAACTCTAAAAGATCCTGTAAAAAGACAACAGTACGATAATCCTCAACCACAAGGCTTTGGCCCTAACGGTTTTGAAGGAATGAATCCTAATGGGTTTGAAGACCTATTTAGAAACTTTGGCTTTAATATGGGTCAACGCAGACCACAGAATAGACAAATTGATCTTGCTCTCGATGTAACAATGGAAGATGTTTACAACGGTAAACAAATTGCTATGGAAGTTCAACTTCCTACAGGCAGAACTAAACTAATCGATATTGATATTCCAGCAGGTGTTGAAGAAGGACAAACTGTAAGGTATGCAGGAATGGGAGATAATTCTATCCAAAACATTCCAGCAGGAGACCTAATGGTGCATATTCGTGTTCGCAATCACCCCAGGTTCCAACGCTACGGTGATAATATACTATGTGAAGAAAAAATTCTTATATGGGATTTGATGTTAGGCACACACGCAGTAGTTACTACCCTTTCAGGCAGACAAATTAAATTAAATGTACCAGCAGGCACACCACCCGATACTACACTAAGTTGTAACGGTGAAGGATTACCAAATATAAGAACAAAAAAGAGAGGAAACTTGTTAGTAAAAATTAAAGCACTTATGCCAAGAGAGTATACAGACGAACAACGTAAAAAAATTATGGAAATAAAACATGGACTATAAATTAGATTTAGATTATAAATTAGGCTTACACCAAGCACTAAATGAATCTAGTGAAGTATGGGACTTTGATAAAGAAGAGCTAGACCCAGAAAAATTAGAGTTTGATATGTGTAACTTTATGCTAAATCACAACGGCATTGGTCTTGCTGCTAACCAGTTAAATATTAAGAAGAGAGTGTTTGCTATAGGATCAAAAAACGTACCAGGTTTTCCAGAACCGTTCTGTGTTTTTAATCCTGTTATTTTAGAAGCAAGTGAGGAACATGTTTTAGATAAAGAAGGCTGTTTGAGCTTTCCGGGTTTATGGTTACACTTGCAGAGACCTAAAATGATAGTTGCACAATATCAGAATTCAAAAGGCGAAACGAAAGAAGCAAAAGTAGAAGGTTATCTTGCTAAATGCTTTCAGCATGAATTAGATCACCTAAATGGCATTTGTTTTGTTGACAAAGTGAGTCGGTTGAAGTTACAATTAGCTATGAAGAAATTAAAAAAGAGACAAAAATAAATGATTGAACCTAGTAAACAATTACAAAAGATTTTTGATGCTTCTGTAGTAGTTGCGCAGAACCACACGCACACACATATTACTATTGAGCATTTGGTGTACTCAATTTTTGCTGACCCAGATACAGCAGGTGGTCTTCAAGAATTCGGTGCTGATGTTGACTTTATTAAAAAGAACCTAGAGCATTACTTAAAAAACAACTTAGGTGATATTGTTTCTAAGGATAAGAATATAAATCCTAAGAAAACTGCATCTGTTGAACGTGTTTTAAATAGATGCTTTACACAAGTATTGTTTAGTGGACGTAATCAAATTGAAGTTGCTGACGTAATCATTAGTGTTATGAGCGAGAAAAACTCTTTTGCATTTTACTTCTTAGCAAAAGGTGGAATTGATAAACAGAAATTTGTAGAGCATTTCCAAGCACATCATATTGGTGAAGAAGTGTTTGAAGGTGGCGGAGAAGAAGATATCAATCTAAGCCCAGATCAATTAGATAGAATTATTAATCAATTCTGTACTAACTTGTCTATGAAGGCAAAGCAAAGAGTCATTGATCCTGTTATCGGACGTGACGAAGAAATTGAAAAAATTGAATTAGTATTAGCAAGACGTAACAAAGCAAACGTACTAATGGTTGGTGATCCAGGTGTTGGTAAGACTGCTATTGCTGAAGGTCTTGCACGTAAGATTCATGAAAAGAAAGTACCTAAGTTTATTCAAGATCATTTAGTGTTTAGTTTAGACATTAGTTCTTTAGTTGCTGGTAGTAAGTATAGAGGTGACTTTGAAGAACGTATTAAGGCAGTACTAATGGCCCTTGAGCGTAAAGGTAAAATTATCTTATTCATTGATGAAGCACATATGATGAGTGGTGCTGGTTCAGGTGGACAAGGACAGTCAAACGACTTAGCAAATATGCTGAAGCCTGCACTTACAAAAGGTAACATGAAAGTTATTGCTTCTACTACTTGGGAAGAGTATAGAAAATCTTTTGAAAAAGATAGAGCATTAATGCGTAGGTTCCAACGTGTAACTATTGACGAACCAACAGCAGATCTTACAGTAAAAATTATTAAAGGCTTACGTAAGTACTACGAACAGCATCATAATGTTAAGATTACAAATGAAGCAATTCAACAAGCAGTAAACTTATCTGTTAAGTACATGGCTGATAAAAAGTTACCTGACAAAGCAATTGATATTATTGATTGTGCTTCAGCAAGATACAAGTTAAATGAAACTGACGAAACTGAAACAGTTGCACAAATTGTTGACATTGAACAAGTAACATACGAACTTGCTAAAATGGTAAGTATGCCGCTAGAAACTATTTCGCAAAAAGAAAGTAACAATCTTGCTGGACTTGATGCGTCAATGAAGAAAGCAGTATTCGGACAAGACAAAGCAGTTGAATCTATTCTTGATAAGATCTTTGTTGCACAAAGTGGAATGAAAGATCCTGACAAGCCAATTGGTAGTTTCTTATTCTTAGGACCAACAGGAACAGGTAAAACAGAAACAGCAAAACAACTTGCAGAGAAAATGGGTATGTCACTAATACGTTTTGATATGTCAGAGTATCAAGAAAAACACAGTGTTGCAAGATTAATTGGTGCTCCTCCAGGTTATATAGGATTTGATGATGACGCTGGCCAACTTATTAACAAGTTACAAGAAACACCTAATGCTGTATTGTTGTTAGATGAAATTGAAAAAGCACACAAAGATGTATCAAACATTTTGCTACAGTTTATGGACAACGGTTTTGTTACAGGATCAAATGGTAAACGTGCAGATGGACGTAACACTATTCTTATTATGACAAGTAACTTAGGTGCTGCTGATAATGAATCAAAATTAATTGGCTTTGCTGATAACGAGAAAGACTCGGAAGATGATAAAGCAGTTAAAAAGTTTTTTGCTCCAGAGTTTAGAAATAGATTAGACGGTACAGTTAAGTTTGCTAAACTATCTACTGATGTAGTTAAAAGTATTGTTCATAAGTTTATTAAAGAACTTAATACACAACTAAAAGAGAAGCACATTGCAATTACACTTGACGAAGATACTGTTAATTGGTTATCTAAGAAAGGTTACAATCCTAAGATGGGTGCAAGGCCTTTAGGTAGATTAATTGATAAAACAATTAAAACACCTTTAAGTAGGAGAGTGTTGTTTGGAGATTTAGTTGACGGGGGTAAAGTTGCTGTATCAATCGATAAAGACGGTCCAGCGTTTACAGTTACTCCTATGCCAAAGCCTTTGACTAAAGAAGAACGTAAAGCACAGAAGCTGGCTGCTAAGGCGCAGGCTAGTAATGATGCTTAAGACAGCAAAGAAAACTAAAAAGAAGTTCTATAACAAGTATATCTACAAAGTTAGTTTAAAGTTGGAGGGTGCGTATGCTTTACGTACACTAGGTCATCAAGAGATCTTGGACTTTGCGACCGGTTTAAGAGCTCCTCCGCAGTCAGATGATTATGAATTTAGCACTCAAACTTGGCGTCAAAAGAATGCTCATCTAATACAATCACATAGTAAAGTATGGATATCTCTATTAGGTATTTTAAATTCAGTACCAAAAGAAGAATCAACTGTACGCATCGAAACTGATATCTTAGACATATACACAAATAATAAATCATTGTACGAATCACTTTGCTACGAATTTTCTGATATTACAAGAACTAGACACGAGCCTGCTCCAGGAATGACTGATACTTTATTAGACAGTAACCAAGAAATATTTGTAAAAGAATTGCCACATGGTATGTATAACTTCCAAGTAGATATTAAAAGTCCTAAGTCTTTAACATTCGAAGAACTCGAAAATTTAGCAGACTGGTGCCGTTCACGAAAACCTGCTATTGCATTTACTGATGCTACCTATAACTGGCTTCTTAAACGCGATATGTTCAACACTAGACGTTGGATATACATTGATACGGAAAGTACATTGCTGATGCTTAGATTGCGCTGTAACGACCTTATAGGCACTGTACGTAAATATATAAAAACAGGTAAATAGTAATATGAGCGAGAGTAGACAACTATTAGGTCCTGTAACTTCAATTGTATCTGATTCAGCATATACATATGGTGATAAGAAGAAAGGTGCAGGATATCATAAAAACAATGACGGTGTGCATACAGTTGCGTACTATGTCAATGCCTTCCAAGGTACTATTAAAGTACAAGGCACACTAGCAGAAGAGCCAGGTGACAATGACTGGGTAGATGTAATAGAATGGGGTGGTGATAGTGCTTATTACGGCCAAGGAATAGAAGATTACATAGGTACACAGACGTTTACAGGCAAGTTTATATGGCTAAGAGCAGGCCATAACGTTCAAGACGGGCAAATAGTCCAGGTCCTTTATAACTACTAAGTTTGATTAATAACGCTAAATACAGTATAATCTTGTAAAGAGAGGATACTATGCGCGATCTATTGAAAAAACTAGAGTCAATTGAAACAGTAACAGAGATCAGTGATCTCGAAGAACAAACATTCAATGGTGAAGAATTCTTTGAATACTATGGTTATTTGCCATGGCACGAAGATGTTCCCGTTGAAGAAGCAGAATATCAAGGACGCAAAGTATCGCTAGGTAAACCAATGCGTGGCGATGTTAAGAAATTCAAAGTATATGTAAGAGATCCCAAAACTAAAAATATTAAAAAAGTAAACTTTGGTGATCCTAATATGCGTATTAAAAAGTCTAACCCAAAGAGACGTAAAAGTTTCCGTGCTAGACACAATTGTTCAAACCCAGGACCACGTACTAAAGCACGTTACTGGTCATGTAGGAAATGGTAATATGTTATTAAAAGAACTTTTCTCTCCTATCGGTGCCCCCAATGATCAAGAAGATGATATCAATTGGCACGATGATTTAAAAGTGTTTATGGACAACGACAATGAAGTTATGTCTACTGTGATGTTTCCAGCAATTAAGAAACACGAAAAATACAGAGGACATCCAAATGCTTATAAAATTTATATAAAGCCTGTGGAAAAATGTTGTGATATGTATTGCAACAAATTTGGTGTCGATAAACCAGAAGAAAAGTTTTCTAGAGAAAACATGATTTCATTAGCAAGACAAATTGCCAAAGAGCAAGAGATGCATTTAGAGAACGGCGACTATGAGAATTAATGAAATATTTTTAACTGAAGATGATGCCGATAAGCATATGACTTTTTGCTTTGGCAGATTCAATCCACCTACACTTGGACATAAAGAAGTTTTTAAGTCAATGAAGAAAGCTGGTGGCGAATTAGAAATATATACTAGCCAAACACAAGACGCAAAAAAGAATCCTTTAGACTATTCAACCAAAGTAGACTTTATTAGAAAAGTACATCCTGACTTTGCAAACAACGTTGTAGAAAACACAGACTTGAATACACTACCTAAAATTTGTACTTCATTACATGAAAGAGGTTACAATCATATAACATTTGTTGCAGGAAGTGATCGTCTTGAGATGATGTCTAAACTTATAAAAGATTATAACGGTGTCGAAGGAAAAGGACACGGTTACTATAAATTTGAAACAATGAATTTTGAATCTAGCGGACAACGTGAAGATGGTTCAGATGGCGTAGAAGGTATTAGTGGAACAATGGCAAGAGCCGATGCTGCTAACGGAGACATAAACAAATTTGCACAACATACCGGTGCAGGAGAACATGCAGATGAATTATACGCTGCGGTTAGAAAAGGTATGGGGATCAATGATAACACAGGGGAAAATGATGAATAAAGAATCAGCATATGATCATCCACATGGAGCGAAGCTATCTCGTATCGGCAGAGTTCTTATGGACAAGGCTGTCACTACTAAAGACGATGCATTATCATTAGTGCTTTCAAGAGTAGGTGACGAACTAACACGCTATGGTGCGCCAGGCGGAGCAAGAAATATTGAAGAACTAGTTAAACGTTGTAAACTGCCACAAGAAAAAATTATGAAATTAATGAAGTGGGCAGAAAGTCAAAAGGACGTTTTAGACAAAGTTAAAAATCCACCTGATAATCCAGACATGGATAAACCAGGACACGAGGAAGAAGAATCATTTTGTCCAGAATGTGCTAAGCCAAGATTCACAGCAATGCCAGAGCATATCCAACAACAGTACGAAAGTATCAACGAAGAAAAGCAAAAAGGCGTTGACGGCAAAGTATGTTGGAAAGGATACAAAAGAATGGGCACCAAGAAGAAGGGTGGCAAAACAGTAGACAACTGCGTTAAGATGTAATGACTGAGTTAGACGATATTGTTAGACTTGCCGGTATAAATGAATTCAAAGGTTACACACCTTGGGAAGGTAGCAATATTAGTATTAGCGGTAATGAAAAGGGAGAACTAATGAAGAAGCATAAGATTGAACCAGGCACCCCTGAATGGTTTAAGTTATGGTTTTCATTACCTAAGTTCACAGGTGAGAAACCGATATGAGATCATACGAATTTGTATCTGAAAAAGCAGTAAGCAAAAAGCAACAGCAGTTCTTTGGTATAGTAAGAGCTATGCAAAAGGGCGACATGAAAAAAGGCGGCGAAGCCGGTGAAGTTGCTAAAGATATGAAAGTTTCTGATGTAAAGGACTTTGCTAAAACAAAACACAAAGGCTTACCTACAAAGAAAAAATCAGAAGGGTATGCTGATGATCAAAGAGAAAAAACACAACGCCAATTAGCTGCACATGAAAAAGCAATGATAAAGTCAGCTAAGAAGTCTGTTGAAAAATACGAGAAGAACAAAAATAAAAACGAAGAAGCAGCAGGTGTTGGTATCGTAACAAAACAAAATGCTACCGCAGACGTTCCAGTTGGCGGAGAGTATATGAATGTTAAGAAACTGTTTCCTAAAAACAAAAAGAAAAAAACTAAAGAAGATAATGTACAAGAACTTGTTGTAAAACAGCAACGTCCTAAAATTGATGTTATTAATAACATAGCAATGAGGAAAGATAATAATCCTTTTCCATTAAGTTATAAAGATACAGGCGGTGCAAGTTCAGGTGGTATGGTATATATCACTCCAGATAATGCTAAAAAGTTTATACAGTTTTATGATAGACGTGCAGAAGACGAACAGCAACTAATGCTACAGGCACTAAAAAGTGTTTCAGGCTTAAAAAACTTGTTTAACAATCTTGGACTTGAAGTTGCAAAAATTGAAGCAACAAAAGAAGAAAATTACGAAAGAGAAGATTTACCCCAAATTAAAAATAAGCACCTAGAACATATTAGACATACTGTAGAGACAGTAGAGATTGGTGACATTATTCCAGTACAAAATGAATTTGTTCTTGAAAATTTTAAAAAGCAAGTAGATAAAATTTCAGAAGGTTCATATGCTCCTATTATTGTAGATTGCAATAACAAAATTATCAACGGACATCATAGATATGCTGCATTACAAATGCTAGGTGAAACTGATGTAAACGTTGCTAAATTGTTTTTAACTGTAAATGCAGTAGTTGAAAACTTTGCTGACGGTAAAAAGAAAGGCAAAAGCAGACCAGGACGAGTAAAGAAGTCTGGTGCTAGTTGCAACGGATCAGTTACAAGCCTACGTAAAAAAGCAAAGAATGCAGGTGGTGAAAAAGGTAGAATGTATCACTGGTGTGCTAATATGAAATCAGGTCGTAAAAAGGGTAAATAGTAATATGAAACTTAATGAATTATTCAATGCCATTGAGCAAAATAAAAAGAGAATGGAATCTGCTACAGCAGGTGCTACAGCATCAGGCAGTATTGCCACTGTTGTAAGTCCACAACTTGCTATTGGCAAGGGTTCAATTGGTAATAAAAGTTATACAGGTTCTCCAGGAAAAAGCGGTACAAGTGCGCCTAAACCGCCTAAAACTGTGCAGAAGAAGAAAAAAGACGGCACAGCAGTAAATGCACTAGACATGAAAGGAAACATTTTTGGTGGCGGCGCTGCGCTTAAAAGATAAATATTAGTATGGAAAAGAAGCCCGATCATGAAGCCACAATGGCAAAAGCAGAATTAGCAAACGTTGCTAAGAATGCCATTGCGCTATATAAAATGATTGAGCCAGGCGACGAATTACAAGGTTGGATTAGCAGTTATATTACTCTATCTAACGATTACTTAGATTCTGTTCGTGAAAGAATGGAGTATGAGATTCAGGCAGATAATGCTATGAATAAAGGAGAACGAGAATACGAAGCTGGGACTTGCGAAAGTATTCGAGATAAACTAACAACAGAGTGGGAGCTCTTAAAAGGATAGCATCATGGACTTTAGAAATTTATTAAACAAACTTCCAAGAGAGGAAGCAAAAAACGAAAACACGTTTGACGGTACGCTAGAAAGTATAGCAAGAGCCGCTAACGTTGATTATAAACCACAAGCAGTTGTATTTGAAGGTTATACAGATGACGAAGTTAGAGAACTTTGCCATTCAAAAGACCACGATTGTGCAACAACTGTTAACCATCCATTATATGGTAAAGGTAAACCAGTTTACGAAAGTCATGCTATTCCAGATGACAACGGTAATGTTGAGTGGTACGATGTACAATTTAAACACGGTGTAGAAAAGAAAGTTCCAGCAGCAGACATGGAAATTGTTACACTAGAAGAACACGGTGCTGCTAAACCTAAAAAGAAAAAAGCCAAAGAAGATGCTAAAGTTGAAAAAGATTCTAAGTCCAAAGAAGTAAAAGAATCAGATGACGAAGTTGCAAAAACTGTAAACGAAGAGCTATCCGAAAAAGACAAAGATACAGAATTTGCACGTTGGTTAAAGAAAACTCATAACAAAGATGTTGAAGGTTTGAAAGGCGATGAGTACGTTAAAGTATCAAAAGAGTTCCAAGCATCTAAAAAGAAAGAAGAGTCATTTAGAGCTAAGTTCGATGACATGGTTGCTGAAGCAGGTAAGCCAGACTTTTTAGACTTAGACAAAGACGGTAACAAGAAAGAGCCAATGAAGAAAGCTGCTAAAGATGCTAAAGGCGGCAAGAAGTCAGGCAAAAAAGAAATGTCAGATAAGCAAAAGAAATTCTTTGGTAAAAAAGAGTCGGTTGAAGAAGCAGCAGACGTAATTACAGCAGAAAAAATGCCTAAGAAGAAAGACATTTTAATGATGTGCAGTAAAGGTATGAAAGTAAATGAAATTTGCAAAAAGTATCCAAACTGTGATCAAAAGAAATTAAAAGAGATGTGCGAAGCATGTATGTCTGAAGTTAAAGCAAAGAAAACTAACGAGTCAGTAAATGAGTCAGTTGAAGTTATTAAAGATCCTTCAAACATGTCATTTGTTGAAATGCTAAAACTTGTAAAAGAAAGTGGCGGACAACAGCAAATTGATCCAGTTGACGAAACACTTTGGAACTGGGCTCAAAGAGTTGCTACTTCAAAAGTTGAAGAGTCAAACAAAGCAGAAATTTTTGCAGGAATGATTTACGAGCGTAACGGTGGACGATTTGAAATGTATGACGTTATGGCAGAAGATGGACTTACGGAGTCAAAAAAAAAGGACTAAGTGAAGAAAAGATGTGTCCAGATGCTTGTTGCGGACAACCAGTAAGCAAATGTACATGTGGTCCAGATTGTGAACACTGCGATTGTTACGAGCTTAATAAAAAGTAAAAAGAATTAACCAAAATTAAACTAAAGCCAGTTATTAACTTGACTGGCTTTTTTTATGACTATATAATAGTACTTCAACCAGGAGAATAATTTATGTCAAAAATGTACGGGCCAGAAGAAAAGGCTAAACTAGAGAGATTGATCAAAGAAGGTTCAAATGTTCTACGTGAAGTAGAGGATCTTAATGAAGGTCTTAAGGATACTGTAAAAGCAGTAGCAGAAGAACTACAGATCAAACCATCAGTAATTAATAAAGCAATTAAAATTGCTCACAAAGACGATTGGGCTAAACACTTAGAAGAGTGGGAAGACATCGAAGGCATTCTTGGAATCACAAATAATTTACCGTCCGGTAATACCGAGAGTGAATAATTGGAAAAGATAAAACACTTTTGGATAAACAGTTATAAGTCTGACACCACAGCATTTGGTTTTGAGCTAGTTAGTTTTATCTTTACAGTAATAGCAAGTCTAACACTTGCTTTTAATGCACGAGATCCAAATATGGTTATTATATATCCATTTTTCTTTGTAGGTAGTGTAACACAGTGCTACGCATCAGTAAGACGTGGTGCTGCTTGGGTTATGCTACTAACAGGGTACTTTGCATGTATAAACGTTTTTGGCTTTCTTATTGCACTTAATATAATTTAGTACTTGACATCAACCTAAAAATATCGTATAATACATGTATGATATTAAAATCAGATATATTTTTAAAATGGACTGCCACGGTTATTCTAATACTTGGCACAGGCATTAATGCTTTAGGATTTTATCCTGCAGGGCCTGTTGTATTAGTACTTGGTAGTTTCATTTGGTTAATCGTAAGTTGTATGTGGAACGAACCTGCACTAATTGTAACTAACCTTACATTAGCATTAGTTGGTGTAGCCGGTTTACTATACACACTGTAAGTAGAAAGATAAGTATTAATGAAGAAGGTAACCGCAGGCCATAAACTGCTTATTAGGTACTTGTCAGCCAGAAGTGACATACAGGAGAAAACATGAGTTACGTAGACGCTTTCTATGACAGAGGGCAAGACACTATCAACGTTGTTGAACGTGACGATAAAGGCAAACGTCATTATCGAGAATACAATCCCAGACATATTTTTTATTACGAAGATCCTAGAGGAAAATTTAAATCCATCTATGGTAAACCATTATCAAGGGTAACTTGTAAAAACATCAAAGAACTTCGTAAAGAACTTGCTATTCACAGTAACAAAAAACTTTACGAAAGTGACATCAATCCAATTTATAGAATGCTTGAGGACAATTATCTCAATCAAGACGCACCTAAATTAAACGTTGCGTTTTTTGATATTGAGGTTGACTTTGATCCTGAAAGAGGTTATGCATCTCCTGAAGATGCATTTATGCCTATTACTTCAATTGCTGTATACATGCAGTGGATGGAAACAATGGTATGTCTTGCTATTCCGCCTAAGACACTTTCAATGGAAGAAGCAAAGAAAACCATTGAAGGTATTGACAATGTTGTTCTGTTTGAAAAAGAAAGCGAGATGCTAGATGCATTTTTAGATCTTATACAAGATGCTGATGTACTAAGTGGCTGGAACAGTGAAGGCTTTGATATTCCGTACACAGTTAATAGAATTACAAAAACCTTAAGCAAAGAAGATACAAAAAGATTATGTCTTTGGAATCAGTATCCTAAAAAACGTGAGTACGAAAAATTTGGTAAAACATCTGTCACATATGATTTAATTGGTAGGGTGCATGTTGACTCACTAGAACTGTATAGAAAATATAACTATGAAGAACGTCATACATATAGACTTGATGCTATCGGCGAACTAGAAATAGGCGAAACAAAAACTGTTTATGAAGGCAGTCTCGATTCACTTTACAACAACGACTTTAGAACATTTATTGAATACAACATTCAAGATACTGCACTACTTGACAAACTAGATAAGAAACTTAAATTTATTGATCTTGCTAATACTGTTGCACATGAGAATACTGTTCTCATTCAAACTACTATGGGTGCTGTTGCTGTTACAGAACAAGGCATTATTAACGAAGCACACAGACGTGGGTTTATTGTTCCTAACAGAGTAAGACGTGAACCAGGTAGTGAGCCTGCCGCAGGTGCTTATGTTGCATATCCTAAAAAGGGTATTCATGAATGGATTGGTAGTGTTGACTTGAATTCACTATATCCGTCTGTTATTAGAGCGTTGAACATGGGTCCTGAAACAATTGTAGGACAACTAAGGCAAGATGGAACAAAAGCACGTATTGAAGGCGAAATGGCAAAAGGTAAAAGTTTTGCAAATGCTTGGGAAGGCCAATTTGGTTCTGTTGAGTTTGACTCTGTTATGGAACGTGAAGTAGGTAGACAGATTACT